TCTGTAGTATGTAAACGCAGCCTTTTGCCATCGTGGATTACTTCTTTATGTCCTTGTAATAAATTCTGTCGTAAATATTGAACGGCTTCCCAAAGTTAACCGGGGCTATATCCCAAACGTCATGGTATGAAATGTATGGTTCCCCCGTATCGGGATCAACACCTTTGCCTACGTGATAGTTACCCATAACTCCCGCCCATGTGCCCGTATCCTCGTAAAGCATTGACTTTGTTTTTACATCATAACTAGACATTACGTCTGCATAGTCTTTAATCTCTTCCAATGTCGCGTAATCTTTTTCGTTTAGATTACCCTTTTCTAATCTCTTGGCTATTTCTGGCTCCTTCATCATGGTAAGGAAATCCTTTATTGTACTTATTTCTCCGGGAGATATTTTTTTACTCTTAGGGTCATCGCTAAGGTAGTCTCTCAACGAGTTCACTATAGCCGACGTAGGTTTAACGCCAACAGGCAAAACCCCTTCTTGTTTCACCGACTCTCTAAAAAGATATTTTTCTTTTAAGTCTTGTATTTCGTCTTCGGTAAAGTTTCTAAACTTTGAATATTCGTTGATGAGGTTAATGTCTTTGTCATACATCTCGGCTAACTGTCTAGCTATCTTGGGATCCTTAAACGCATTTAGCGAATAATACATTTCATCTTCACCCCCCGCTCTAGTGGGCTTGTATTGTGATATAGAAAACGTGTCGTACTTCTGTGGCTTGCCTGTGTAAAAATTAAACGCATCTGTTCTTGAGCCCATATAAGCCCTTTTTTGCAGTTCCTCGGGAGCATTTTCTCTTTCTAATTTCTTTGGATCCGTTTCATTTTCCCCAACCGCGCTCCAATATCGAGACGCCATGTCTTCATAACTAAACGGGTTTAAGTTTCTTGACAACCTCTCCTCTTGGAAACTTCTTTCGTGAATCCGCTCGTCTGTTATACCCGACCACCGTAACTGCTCCTGCGCAGTGCCGACCATCTTGGTGTTAAACCTTTCCCCGTTATACATAAACTCGGGAAGGCCAGCCTGCCTTGCGGCGTTATAGGCCTCGTCTCTTGTGTTGTATCCACTGTAATCGTCTACAAACCAGTTCTTTGGGTTCATGTTTGAAAGCGCCCTGCGGAACTGACTTAGTTTAGGCTTCTCTGCGGACACGCCAACCTCCGGCAACAAGTACTGCGCCTGGTATGTGTCCGGTATAGTTTCCGACTCGTAGAACTTCTGGTTAGGATCCCTGCGCTTTGGGGGGTCTGTGTCAAGCATCACTCCGTCCTCGGCCTTTTGGTTGTCTCCATCAAAGCTAGGAAGGGTCTCTATCAAAGAGTCTATGCACTCATGGCAGCCGTCTTCAAGTTTTTTTCTAACCCAACTAACCTTATTTTTAGGAATGATAGCCATGATCCCGTTGGATGAGGATATGGCCATTTCTCCACCTTCTACTTCTAACAGTTTCTTTTCCATTGTGTTAACAGGGATAATCCTTTACATCAATTAGGGCGTAATTTACATCATTTCTTGTCACTGTCGACACCCCTCATGTTCCAATACATGCCGTTTTTAGCCTTGGCGCTGGCATCCTTGTCGGTGTACTTCAACTTGCCTCCAACTACTTCGATGTCTATACCCCCATTTTCGTGGCTGTTACCCTTAAAGTTCTTGACAACTTGCCACTTGCCGCCCGGCTTGAACCCGAACGACATGCCGTCCTTGGCCTTTTTGTATCCAGGGGGACACTTTTCCTTGACCTTCTTTTCGCTAACCATCTTGTCGACGTCGGTCATGGTGACCACCTTTTCGCCAAGGGCCTTTTTAATAGCAAGCTCGGCCTCAGTAAGTCCACCCTGCTTGTTCTGCTTCTTCATCTCGGCAACCTTTGCCTTCGCCTCGTTAACCTCCTCGAGGGACATTTCGCTTTCGCCAACGGCACTCTTGAAGATGGCCTCCTCTAGGCTGTTGATTGTGGCAATGCGCTGCTGTCCTTCGGTTGGAACCTCGGGCATCTTGGGCGCCTCTGCCTTTTTCTTTTTACGAGAGGGCGCGGTAGGCTTTTCTTGACCCACCTTGACTATCTCTTCCTGTAAGGCCGCGTACTTCTTGCCGTCCTCGGTCAGCTTCCACTCCGCCTCTGTTATGGCGTATGCCTGCTCCGGGGTAGCCCCCTCGGCAATCAGCTGCTTTATCCGAGCCTGGCTTTCCTGCACGCCCTTGTCAAGCAACTCAAGCGACTCCTGTTCCTTCTGCGCCATCTTCGCCTCATTGGTCCTAGCCGGTTTCTTACCGCCCTTGGTTGGCTTCTTGCCACCCTTGGCCTCTTCAGCTGACAACTTGTTCTTCCAGTAGTCCGCGTCAGAGTCTGCAAACTTTTTGGCTTCCTCGTCGCTCATGCCCTCCACGTCGTATCCGTTGTCCGCTAGGAACTCCTTAGCCGTCTTCTGTCCGTCCAGGTAGGCATATGCTGACTCGGCCTCTTTGCGTGCCTTTTCGATGGCCTGCTGCTTGGACTTGTCATTAGCCCCAATACGTTCAATGTCGGCGGTAGTGATGGCCGGTGCGTTGTCAATAAAGTCCTGCTCCGTGATAGAGTTTAATACCCTCTGACGTGGATCGGTTACTTCTTCTTCTTGAAGTACTCCACCTGCTGGAGTCGTTTCTGTGCCTGCGCCTTCGACAGGTTTGCCTTCGACAGGTTCTTGCCCGACTCCGACTTGACCTGGTACCCCTTGGATGTTTTGCGTATCATCTGTTTTTCCATTTAATATTTCATAGACAGCCTTTTCATTGGCGGAAATCCTCTCCCTTGCCTGTTTGTACTCGTTCGACTCCGAGTCGTTGTCGGTAAGCAGCTGACGATCTTTTTTGGTTTGCTCAGACAGCGACCTAATAGCGTTCCGCTTGTCGTCAGTTAGCTTGCCCCACAACGGGTTGCTAACGACGGTAGAAAGGAACTGATCGCCTGTCTTCATGGCCATCAGAAGGTCAGCAGTGTTGTTGTAGTTCTGCTCAACCTGCTTATCTGCCTTGGCCACCTCCTTGTCCGTAGGAGCCTTCCTGTCCTCGATGTCTACACGGGCAGGTTCAAACACGCCTTTGGCCATTTGCGTTAGCTTTTCAGCCTTAGCCTTCCATGTGTTTGACGTCTTGTGGTTGTTTACACTTGTCTGTATCTCGTCAAGTATCGGCTGAGTCTTGCCATATCCCGCAACACTAACCCGGCGCTTAGCCAACAAGTCCAAGAAGTCCTTGTTAGTGCTCAAGCTCTTTGCATCCTCTGGCGTCATCATCATGGACGTGCCGTCCGCATAAGTAACGGTTAGCATGTCTGGGGCCTTGCCCTGCAAATATTCCGAGCCGGTGCGCTCGTATTGAGCCTGCTGTTGGCGGTACAACTTCTCTAGGATAGGATCGTCAGCGTTCTTGTCGGCATTTCTTCTCGCCTCATCTGCACGGGCTGAGAAGAAGCCATAAACATTTCTCTGTGAGTTGTTTAACTTGGCGTCATCCGCACTCTTCTTAATCCTGTTGGCGTCAGTTACCTGCTCCTGCATTTCAGCAGCCTCATTCTCGTCAATGTTTCCACTGGCGTAAAGTGAAGAGATTATAGACCTCGCGTAGTTCTCGTTCTTGTCAAAGACTAGGCTCTGTACATATTGGCGGCGCTGGTCCTCAAAGCCTCCAAGCAGGGTAGCCTTGTCGTTAAAGGCGTTTGCCTGGTCTACCCGTTGCTGAGCCAAAGACCCGGTGCGAGCTCCGGCAACAGCCCCTAGGATTCCGACAGGGGCAACTCCAATCAGCGTCTCCTTGATTCGCTCCCTTGAATACATGTTACCAAAGTCCGTCCATGGATCACGTTCAAACTTTACAATGTTTTCCTCTGCGATATTTTGTGGTATCTCTTGGGCAAATGTTTCAACCAAAACTTCTACCCCGGCACCAACTCCTGCCCTGGCCACCCTTCCGGATATATCGGCACCAAGGCCCTTACCAAATCCAGACACGAGCCTGTAGCCGCCCTTTGTTAGGGGCAGTCCGTCGAGCGCATACGAAAGGAATATGTCCTTCTGGGCCTCAATGCTTCTAGCAATGGCCTGCTCTGAACGCCTTACGTCGCCTGTCTTGGCCAACACGGCGTTACCGTTTTGTCCCGCTATGGACATGGTCTCACTTGCCCAGTTCGCTATCCAGCCAGACATAAACGCGACAGCTTCTCCGGTCGCAGCTCCGCCAGAAAGGTAGCCCATTAATGCGGCTGTACCCATGGCCGGCGTCATGTTACCGAACATGTTACCGAGCACGTTCTGGCTGTTGTAGTAAAGGTCATCCGCGTTAAAGCCGAGGTCGCTAACCTTTGGTGCGGCTGAACTCCACTCGTTCTGCATGGTTTCACCCATAACCTTCATGTCCTGGCTGTCGAGGTAGTTACCCATGTTCTTTATGTACGAGCCAAGGCCGTTCATAAACGATCGACGGGCCATGTACAGCGGGACGACTGACTCCTGCCCGGTCATCTTCAGCTGACTGAACAGCTCATTGTTACGGTCGCCAAACGCCTTGTTATAGGCCTCCTGGTATGCTATGTTTATCTTTTCAAGGTCTTCCGCCGGGATGCCAGACGCTGCCGCTTTCTTTAACTCCTCGTCAGCCATCTTCAACATCGTGGCCTTCCTGTTTTCAAACGTGCTATTGTAGCGAGAGTATATCTTGTTAGCCTCGGCAAGGAGTTGTCCCTGGTCTGGAAGCAGGCTCTTAAAGTTTTCTGTAAGCCCTGCAAGCTGAGCGTTGTACTTGTTAAACGCGTCAGTATACGCGAGCTCGTCTACCAATCCATTTTGATAGTCTTCGTTGAGCTTTTTTACTTCTTCTTGTATAGCCGCAGCCTGCTCGTTGTACTCTAAGGAAAGTTGGTTAGCCTGCTTCTTTGCAACCGAAACGATAGCATCAACCTCAGTGTTGGCCTGGTCTTGGTACTGGTTAAACAAGGTCTCCAAATCAGAAACATACTTAGCGTTAATTTCCTCCTGGAACTTACCACTCTTGTATTTTTCCCTCAAGGAATACTCTTCGGGATGTTCCTCTTTGAAGTTCTCCTCGATGTCGTACCGAGCAGACTCAAACTGAACGCTTGCAGCCGCCTTGTCATAAAGAATACTAGCAGCCGTCCCTTTAGGGTCAAGGCCGTAGTGTTCTATAATCTTTGCAACCTGTTCATTTATCTTGCCGGCATCAATCGTGGTCTGGGTGATGTCCTCGTCCGGCTGAGTTATAAAGTGGGCGTATGTCTTCTCATTAAAATTCTCCTCAACGATCTTGTCTATGATCTTTGTGTCTAAGGTCTCAGCCACATTATCACTTGCGATCTGCATCTTTTCCTGTATTCGACGCTCCGCTTCCTTTTTAATGTTAGCCCTCTTCTGTGGGTTTGGTTCATAAACCCCACCCGGCCAGGGTAAATCCTCGCCTACATACTTTTTCCAAAGGGCCTCGTTTTGAATTAACTTGTCGTAGTCTACGACCACGCCGTCTACGTTTGTCTTGCCAGACTTGTCGGTCACAACGTTTACACTCTTGGTAAAGTCTTCCAGCTCCTTATACTGGTCTGATGCCTCTTGGTATGCGGCCAGTTTTAATTTCTCGCCAACATAGTCATCCTTCTCCGGCTTGAACATCTCTTCCTGCGGCTTCTGCACGATTTCTCGTAACGCAGGCACGCCTCTTCCAAACTCCTGTTTTTTAGGAGCCTTTACTCCGGGCAGGCCTTCCTTTGGCTTGTTTACTTGTCGACCACTAAGTACAGCCTCAACTTCTTTTGTGTTCTTTGCAAACCACTCCCTGTTCCCCTTGTCCTCAGAATACAAGTTCTCTGGGTCACTGAAGTAGCTAAAAAGAGAATCGCGCTGAGCAATTACGTTATCCTTGCTGCCGCCTATGGCTGAGCGCATACCCGAGGTCCATTTTTTAACCTCTTCTCCGCCCATGAGGTCTAGCTCATCCAGCATGCCATTGATCTGGTCCTGCTTGTCTGAAAAGTGCTTGGTCGTATAGTCTACGTCCCAACCATCGTTCAACGCCTGGTCGGACTCCTTTAGAAAACTGTCGTAAACATTTTTGACATTGTAAAGAAGGGTCTTCTGGCGGTCTCGGGAGGCCTGGTCAATCCCGCCACTCTGCGTAGAAGGCTGCCCAGGCTGCTCTGAACCTTGAGTAGTACCCTCTTTTTTTTTTATAGGCACGCCGTACTCGTCAACCTCGACCTTAGCAGTTGTTGACTTAGCCGGCTTGGGTTTATCATCTAATGGCTTGATCGGAACCCCGAACTCGTCAAATTCTTCTTCCATGCTATTAGTCTTCTGTAATTGTTACACCATTTTTCTTGAGTATAGCCTCGTATTCAGCCACGTTGTTATATCTAGCAGCCGCTGCCTTTGCTGGTATTTCAGACCTTTTAATTGTCTTCTTGGAACCGGCAGCATTTTCAGCGTCCTTAAACGCGGTAAACATGTCTGGATATCCTTTAATATCAAACTGGTCTTTATTCTCATTCGTGCCGTAGTCTACTACAACCTCAACAATCGAGTTGTCATCTTCAGCCTTTCCTTCGCCGATAACTTCAATGTGACGATCCGGCCTCATCCTAAACCCACCTACAGGCTGGAAGTCTTTAATTCTTCGCCCGTCAGTACTCATTACGTAAACAGAGGGCGTGTTGTCGAGCAGTATCTTGTTGTATTTAAGCGTTTGATCATACTTAGGATTTCCGTCGTCACCCTTTGTGTCCGTGTCTACACCCTTGACTTTTATACTTGGTTTTTTACTCGTTGTGGTTCCGCTTCCTCCCGAGGTTGTTTTTGGCTTGTCCTTTGAACTTCTTTCATTCATAGACTTAAAAGCCTTCAGCGCGTCCTCAACAAGCGCATCATCCGATGCGTAATCCCCACGCTTCAAGAGTGCGTCATAGTCATCCTTACCGACGTCGCTGTTTAGGTATATATCAAACAGGCTCTTGAACTTCTCTTCGTCCTTGGTAGTGATAATTTGCTTGCCGACCGTGTTTGTTTCGAGTGGCATTTTATCATAAATACCCGAAACAATGTCTATCAAGTTTACGTTCTTGAGGTATGGATCATTTTCCATTCTATACTTAGCGCGTTCAGTGGCAGACATGCTAGGGTCTGTATATGTCTTGAAAAACTCCGTAGCGTAGCCCTGGTCAAACTTTTTACCCGCATCGTTGTTGATGTTCAAGGTGTTCTTGTCCCAATACTCTTTGTTTCCCTTAGCCGCGTTTGCCTCTCTTATGAGTTCGGTCTTCAACTTATTTAACTCTCTCAACTCTTCGGGAGGCAAGTTAAATGGATCATATCCACGCTCTTTTAGTGAAATTACATGGTTGGTATAAGCCAAAGACTTTTCGTTTACCTTCTCAAAGTCAATCTCCCAAACATCCGGAGTCTCTTCCATTAAAGAGTTCCATGCGTTTGATTTCTTTTGAGCCTCTAGTTTCCTTTGTTTTTCTTGTTCTCGGATGTCTTTTAGCCCTTGAGACATCAACTCAAGTGTCTTTGTTGCGTCTGGAACATAAGCCGCCCCCTTCCCATAGCCCGACTGTTCGCCGGCCATTCCTGTATAAACTCTTGATCCAACTGGTGCTGCCATTTTGCTATCTGTTTGTTATTGTGTAACCCAAGTTCCAAGTGTCGGGTCGTAATATCCGCCGCCAAAACTATTTCCTAGCTGCCCCTGCCACATGTTTCCCATTCCGGATCCGGTTGTAGGCGTGCCGTAGTTACCAAAACTACCTGCCTGGGCACCGTAATTACTACCGTAACTTCCGGCCATGTTGCCAAAGTTGCCCATTGCCGAGGCAGCATTTGATGCGGTCGTGCCCGGAACAACACTAGCGGCACTAGCAGCGTTAGCGCCAGAAAAACCACCAGCCTGTCCAAAACCTCCAGCCATCATCATACCCCCTTGTATCAAGGTGTTGTACATGTTTTCTTTGTGTTGAATCGATGCCTGTTCAAGCGCGGCTGATTCAGCAAGTCCACGTGCATACGGGTTTAATTCGTTTTGCTCATACATGTATCTTCTCTGTGACGCAATTTGAGGCAACAACGACATCAAGGACCTTTGTTTTAACTGCTTCTGATTCTCTACAAAACTAGCCGTCTGTGAGGCCATGTCCGCTTCACCTGGCAAAATACTTTTTTCATACAGTCCTTGTAACGCCCCTATCTTAGCGGCAGAACCGCCACCGGCCATGTTTGAAATATCCCCGAGCATCCCAGAGGCTGCCGACATCTGTCTGTTTCTTAGTCCCGCAAGCTGAGGCATTTCTGTGGCCAAGCCTTGGTTCTCTATATCGGAATACATTTGCAAAAGCTCTGGATCCATTTCAGCCGTAGGCGTCGTTAGTCCGGAGCGGATTTCTTCGGCTTCTTTTTTAGCCTTGCGTGAAGAAATAGCGCTATCTGCTGTCTTAGCAATCAACGCTCCACCAGCTACAAGCAAACTAATTGTTATGGGCATGACTTATATTTTAGTTTAATAACATTTTTCATATCACATGCTTCCTTTTGCATGCCGTTTTTCTCTAACCACTTTATAGCTCGAGTGTTTCTTTCCCACATAAATGTAACAAAGTCCCCACCCATTGTTTCTACAATGTCTGCAAAAAAGCTGGATAAAAAGTCTTTGTTTCTGTACGCCTTGTTTACACCAAAGCTAACAAGTATGTCGTCAAAACAGTAAACAAATCCAGCCTCTTTTCCTTCCACCTTTACCTTTTTAAAGGTGCCGAAACAAACATCTTCCCAATCCATCAACTTCCCGTACACGTCCAGACTAATACCGTCCGGTGTCTTATCTTCCGCGTCGGGGTCGCAATGATTGCAAACATCGTCGTCCCCAACAAACGCGGCATAAATAGCACTATAGGATATTTTGGTATCCATTAACGGCAAATTTATGATAAAACGCCCTTAATTCCAACCGATACAAGCACAGAACTTGAGTTATTAATTGCCGGGTTGTATTCCAACGTGTGGGTCAAAGCGTTTGCTCTGATGTCTTCACCATTGACCATGGCCCTTTCGCTCAGATACCAACTACCCAAGACACCATTCGTGCCCGGCTCGTGCCCCGACAATGTTACCACGGTCCAGTCGTTTATGTCGTCGTAATTTGCAAACGTTACAACACCCGTATAAATGTTGCCGTCGCCACCCGTGGATGTATCCGATTGATTTATTGTGATGTTTTCGTTGAGCAAGTCCTCTTGATTACCTCCAAGTATCCATCCGTTTGTGGGCTGGAGTGGGGGATCATAAGATGACGTAGACGTGTTGTTGTCGTTAAAGAACCTCGGGTCATACAAGTTCTTGCGATAATTTACCTTGCCATACCCTTCATAATTGCTTATCAAGTTAGCCGGCATCGTAGTCTTCATTCCTAACGGATAGCTACGGTTCGGCTCAGATTCGGCTGAAACAGAAAACAAGTCATCAGATATCAACGTAATGTCTTGGTATCTCTTTATCATGAAAGGCTGCTCATTAGAAACAAACTTTATTTTTTGCACAAACGAGTCGCCATGGAAGTTCCATTGGTTTGGCTGATTGTGCAGGTACATTTGGTTGTTTGAGCCCCATCCGACGAGTGTCTGACCCAGGTTGCAGTACTGTTGGAAGTTGTAGTCATAAGTTGACCTCCATCTCATGTTCACATAGTCAAACACGACATGGTCATAACTCATGTTGTTCGTGGTGTAGTAGTAACCATCCCTAGCATAATCTTGCGTAGACGGGGTTACTCCGTCGATCGTTATAAACGTGTAGTTAGATGGCTCGATGTATTCTACTTCTGTTATTGTTCCGCTATACGCGTTTCCGCTTTCTGGAAAAACAATTACGATGTCATAATTATAAAGATATGTGAAATCTCCATTTAGAATTGTAAACTTGGGATCATTAGCAATAGGTGGAAAATAACGACCCCTAGCAATACCTGTGTATGGGACATCGAAACGGAATGCAAATCCAACCTCGCCCACGGACTCGTTTACGTAGGTCCTAACCACTGGAGATGAACTTGCGTTGTATGCGGCGGCCAGCTGTTTAGTTTTAGTCCTAAACTTGTAATCCTTACCGGTGTTCTGGTCTATTTCACTTACCGTAATTTGACCGTTACCGCCAGAATAAATAAATGATCCGGAATTGTTGTCAAAATACATTACCGCGCCGTTTGGCAAAATTGCAGTAGCCCCTGGATTTTCACATCCAAACAAACTTTTGAAGTCAAACCATGAAGCGAATGTCCTGCCGGACACACGAACAGTTGAGTCCGAGCCGACCTCGTTGGGGTAGTACTGGATGTATATCGAGTTCTCTCTTTTTGGCTGTATGCACTTCAAGGTTTTACCTTCCCTACCAGACATGTATGTTCTAATCACGCCGCCGTAGGTCGGGTTCATCTCTTCTATGTTGCTGCTATCCAGCGAGAAGGAAGACAGGTTGTTTACATTCGTGTCTACGATGTATGAACCGGAATGTATTGAAGTCGCGCTTAACAACTTGTTTTTTGCGTCCGGGTCCTGGATCCTAAACCTGCCCACCTGGTGTATATTACTTGACCAGAAGTCGGAATAATGCGGGTCTTCAATGTAGTAATAATAGTTCCTATCGCCACTCACATTGTATCCTGTTCCATATGGTCGCTGCTTCACATACACGTCACCGTAAGATGGTCTTACAGTACCATTTAATAGTAGCTCATTGTTTATCTCATCCCATTCCTGTGCCCTGTCTCTAGTTATAAAGAAGCGCATGGTCGGGTCTATAGCGACCAGTCCGGGAACGGTTAGCCTGGTTCTGTTGCCGGCATTTTCATACGTGGCACCCGTAATACTCCACTCGTCTTCTGCGGTAAGGACATCGTTAATGTATATCTGTACCTTCCATGAGTTTGGCGGATATCCTAACACATCCCAAGTAACGTCGCCGTAAATGTATGCCTGGTAGTTTCCGGGAGGTCCACTTGGAAACTCTGCAACAAAGACCTCAAAGTCATTGAAGTTTATACCGTGAACCCTAAACTCAGTATGAGCGTCAAGTATTGGCATGGCTTCAGTTATGTCTTGCCAAACACCGATAAACAACTGACCGTTATCATCTATCTTGGGAGTAGGCGTGTATATCTCGATAAGCTGCCCCCACAAATTGCCTACGCCAGTTTGAACTGAAGCAGGGTCAAATGTTGTAGTGTAGATGACATCTCTCTGTGGATCGTCTGGGCTAATTCCAGAAGCAAAACCAGACGAGCCAGATGCTGGAACGTATTCCAAGACTTCAACTTCTACATAGGTGTTTAAATAGTCAACATCTTCGGCGTCACCAGGAGTAATGCTAGGCTTTCTTCTTATAAACCTTACCCTGTCACCAACCTTGATTTGATGCTGTATGCTTGCCCCTGTGACAAAGGTTGAATACCAGTTGTCTATTTCTAGCTTGTATCTTCCACCACCGTCACTCGAAATAGATACCGGGTCTTCACCTGCGGCACATATAACGTATTGGCCAAAGCTCAATATTTCCGTTTGCGGTTTAGTTACAATCCAATATCTATCAGCCCAAACTGGGGGTTGATGAAATATATTTATTTGCGGAAAGGCTCTAAACGGGCTCTCTTGATTGTTGAAATTATAGTCATCCTCCAAATCCAATTCGGTAAACCATGGAATATAAAACTTCATGCTTTCCGAAGTCAGAACCGTGCCGTCTCTATACGCCCTGTCTCCGTATACAATACCAAACTGATGAGTGGCGCCAACCTTTAAAGATGAACCGGAATTTGTTTGACGCTCTACCCTTACACGCCCACTAGCAAATGGGGCGGTCGTAGCAAAGATAGAGCTGCTCCAAGACAACCGATACTCTCCAGTACCAATCGTTGTTATTGTGTAGGCTCCACCCCCACCTGTTTGCTGAGAAAAACTTTGACCTATTAATCCAAAGATGTATAGGTTTTGATCTAAAACTGTGGGGTATAAAAGGGCTGTGTTTATGTCAGTTAAGTCTAACTGGAATATGTAAGTTCGGCTATTTGTCCCAGGGCTTTGCAAGACAAACACCATCTTTTCTTGGTACCTAAAGAAATCATTCCAGTCACCGTATGCCAATATCTGTTGGATATAAGCCGTTCCAGGGCCACCAAGGGGCCACTGAGATAGAAAATCTTGGGATGCGTAAGGAACCCAATTCAACTCCTTCAGTTCAAAAGATGCATTAGTAGACAGTACACTGCCTGGTGGTATTTCATTAATGTCTATCTTGTTGTACCCTTCCCGGAAGTTAGTATAAACTATTTGATTTGTAGGAAGGTATTCTTGGCAATTAGCTACAACAGGAAGCCGGTCGTAGTTCTTAAACGGCTCAATTAAAGGCTTGAGCACAGACTCTCCATAATAGACATATGTATATATCTCGTTGTCTGGAACTGCGTCTATGTTTTTATCTAACTCCAAAAACACGCCAAACGGAGGCAAAGTCCCAAACGTGTTGGGTGTATACTCCTGCACCGCTACATTTATCTTCCGAACAATCTTGGGTCCCGTTTCAAACGTGATGTTAATCCCGTTACTATTTGTGACGGCAAGGAAATTACCACCGGAAACAACCTCAGACTCTAACGGCAAAGCCAAATTAGAATACATCGACCATACACCAGGCTCGCCGTTTTCGTATATAGGCTGGACCATGAATCTAAAAAGTTTCCTGCCTAGCTTGTTGTCGACGCGAGTAGTGTCAGAGATATAATTTACTCTGGGCGCATTTAATGGCCACTTGATGGCGTCTATAGTCTGCAAGTCAATAACGGTGTAAAAACCGTCAAGCACCTTGCGCAAACTTATCTGATATGGCGGATTGAATAAACGTGTACCGTCGTCTTCATACATCTGGTCGTCCCATCGACCATCAGTCCACTTCAATATGTCCTCTACAACATTTGCGTGATATATTGGCCAGTCCCGATCAAAATTCAAGACTGAATCCTGTATAAGAACTTGGTGAAGTTGGGTGTCAAGATTGTAATACCAAATCTCATGAATTAAACTCGCCTTGTACACGAAGTACACTATTGAGTTTTCCTTTATCCAAGGAGTTGCGCCAAGTATTTGATCCTGTGGTAGAATTGACGAGTTTTCAACTAACAGGGTTCCGTCTGAGGTCTCTACAGCAAAAGCATTACCGCTGTTGTATCCAAGGCGACAGTACGAAAAATCACGGTAGTCCCCCTTAGGCACACCCTGCGGAGTATCGTCGGTGTTTATGCCACCGCCAAAAGTTATTAACTCGTTGAAATTCATTATCCTAGATTAAATTCTGAACTCTGTGCAAGCGCGTCAATCATCTCGCTTAGTCTAGGAGCCTTCACAAGCAAGTTGGCACTCCATTGTGCAGCCTCATACTGAATCTGTAACTCCTTGTATTTAGCCTTGTCGCTACTGTTACCCTTATGCAGACAATATTCGCTCATCAAATATAAACGAAATGGCTCTGAATATGCGGTATCAATTAAGGTGTTCTCATCAACAGCGGCGCCGTTTGAGAAGTACTCAATAATTAACTGTCCGTCCGGTATGTTGTGGCTAAAAATGATGTTGTTGCCATCTATACGATAGTAGTTCTCATTCCGTCCACCGCCCACTGTGTAGTTAGGGAAGTTGTTAAAATAGCCAAAGTATCCCGTTGGGAAATATCCGTCCAACACCACTTGGTCGTCTTTATCACTCTCGCACTGGAAGAACTCTTCCGGGTAAGTTAGTGACGTGTCTGGGGTCAACGTCCAGATTCGACGACCAGACTTTAAACCAATTTTAGAGATGCGCATGCAGTCCCCGGGCATGGTAAATACTCTCGCCCCATTATCAATCTTAGCGTAAATCGTCTTGAGTGACACGTTCCCGTCTAAAGGAGCCTTTTCACTCAAGTAGTCGATAGCCACCTGCGTCATCCACGTAAGTTCTCGTCCAACCGGATTTTTACCCAGGCGGTACAGGGCCGACGTGGCGATATATTTTATGTTCTTAATGGTCATTGTCTAGCCCCCATGTTTTGAGCGTCAATAGCATCGTTGTTTAGATCGTCCTGGAACTGCTGCGACATTAGCATCTGAACGCAAGCCTGGAACAAAACAACTTCACCCTTACCATTTTCATCTCCGGGTATAATCAAGACGTCGTCGTCTTCCATTTGGTAAACGTTTGGAACCATGGTTACGGTTACATTCCCCTCTGGACGTCTGTTGAATCGTAGCTTGTCCTTAAAAAGGATTGCTGCCGATTTGTTTCCGCCGCGCAAAATATTGATTGCCGTAGCCTCAGCCTTGGTCTGTACAATATATCCATTGTCTGAGGTAGACTCATCCTCTACGGTAAAAATTGCCATAGTCCCCGCAATAGGCTGTGGGAGCAAGGTCACATAGTAACCGCTGGCGTCGTTAGCAGGAGTAAATGTATACGGAACCGCCATGTCGCTCGCGTCATAAGGATTGCGCGACACGATGTCTGCTAGCGCCAAGTTCAACACCCGTGAAATAATTGAACGTGGATACAAGCGACGCAAGTCTTCCGGAGTGTCTCCGCCCGTCAACTTGTGCTGTATTAACTCTATGACTTGGCGTTTTGTTATCATACTTTACTTGGCATTTGAGTCTGAATGTTCCATTGGTTCTCGTTTCCAATACCAATATATGTCTTGATCATGTCAGTCAAATGATCCAAACAGCTTTCTGGATACTCAAATTCAACACTTGCGCTTGGAGTACCTATTGGGGCCGTTGAAACATTGGTGTGGAAAGAGCCTGGAGGTAAATATACGGGAATTCCGTTCTCAATTTGATAGTCAAATACAGGCTGAATAGGCTCTCGTATGTAAGTAAAGGTTATCCGTGTCATGTACGGATAGATGAAGTATTTGTCGTTACGTGTAACTAGGATCGGGTCATTCTCTTCCGGGTTTTCAACCGGGCTCGTGATTGAGTTACGCATCTTGGCGTCGAACTCATGCTGGCTCACAAACTCAACGCTGCGATAGTTTGTATCATACGAGCAGCTGTTGTTAAGTATTTCAAGAAAACTTGCAGTTGCTTGGTACCAAATATCAGCAGGAATATCCGTGTATCCACCGCGTTCCGGCCGACCCTGCAACACAGGTGTAAACGACATGGCTGGATACTGAGGCGACCCCATTGTTTTGATAAACGTCTGTAGGTCACTTGTAATCTCTCGGTTTTTTTCAAAGTTGTCTACCAGCGTGTTAAGATAACGCTGGTTAACAATCTTGATAGCCCGATTGAAATCGTCGGGCGTGATGTAGCCGCCCCTCAGATCCTTTCCGGCTCTGAAGAGAAGCTCATCATATATTTGACCGAGGTTAGTAGTCATTATGGATAAATTTCAATTTTAACCGTAGCAAACGTCAACATCCCGTCAGTATAAGCTGCCGGTCCAACCCCAGTTGGTCCCAATCCTGTTGTCAAAAGAAATAACGAATTGGTGGTGTTTACATACGCTTGTATTCCACCCGGATAATCAAGTCCACCCGCTCCATAACACACAGTAACAATTGATTTACCAGTTGTAAATGGTGTTCCTGTAGCTAAACATCGATAGTAACCGGTGCCAACTCGATCCCAAGTTAATGTCTGACCAGTTGTATTGCTGATAACAGTTGCGGTAGGGTTTCCGGTTCCTATTTGAGTTAAAAGGGCAACGTATACCTTTGGCAAAGTGGTCTCTACAACCTTTCCGTCAGCCTGTACGGCTAGTCCATATGTTGCCGTAGTGGCTGGAAACACACCTCCACCGTATTGACCAAATTGAATCTGATTGCTTGAATCTAGTACCGCAAATCTGGCGTCATCTCCCTCACTGTTTATTTTGAAGGTAAATCCCTGTTTGTCAATAACAACATCTCCAGTTTGGTCGCCTCCAAGTTGTACATCCTTTCCTACCTTCGTAAGTCCATTAGATGCCGTATTCATCAAGTCCGTCTCTACAACTTTTCCGTCAGCCACAACACCCAAGCCATATGTCGCTGTAGTTCCAGGGAACAGGTTGCCACCATATTGACCAAATTGCACCTGGTTAGTTCCGCCTAACAAAGCAAATCGGTTAGTGTCTCCCTCACTATTCAATCTAAACGTAAAGCTCTGAGTGTCAATTGTAGTTGCCGCATCAAGACTTCCACCAAGGCCTAGGTTGTTGCCGGTTTTAGTTAAACCGTTTATGCCGTCATAGATAGCATCAATCTGGATGTTTTCCAATGCCAAATCTGCTTGGTCTAATTGAACCTGTACGTTAGGACCGGTTAAGATTGCGTGGCTACCACCATTGGCGGGAATGTCTACCGCTTCCGGCGCACCGCCTGGCGTGTAGTATTGTTCCCACTCAGCTTCGCCCTCAGTAGCAACCGTACAGCGCCACAAATAACCCGTAGTGACGTCCTGCCAGATAGCGCCAACTTGAACGCCCGCACTAACATCGTCATTATTGTCTGGAACCCCCGAATTGAGCCGAAATTGAAATGACTGAAGTAAGCTGTCGATGACAGATACCGCAGAGTTGTTTGAAACCCAGTAATATAGGTTGTCATCACAACAAGCACACTCGCATCCAGAAGAGTCGAGGTTTTGCTTAATCAATTCAAGTGTGGCCCTGTAGTTGGCTGTGTCTCCACATGTTCTGTAGTTCTGTGCCTCTGCATAATACAAAAGCACGTTGTCTACAAACACTTGGTATTTTGAAATGCGATTTCGCTGTAATTCATTTGCGTGAGCTACGCGAAGATTTTCAATACATGGAGTAAGCCCACAAAGACTTCCGGCACAGCTTACAGGATACTCTTCAATTGTAGAAGTTGAATACTGAAGTATCAGTCCATCTGTTTGTATTTGATGGATCTGCTCAGACAACGACACCGAATAAGTACCCGTGGCAAGAGGGGTGCTGTTCTGAATAGTTGGATAAGGAAGCGAGTTAACAACTACGTTTCCTGGGAAGTTAGGATCGAGTGTAGTCCACGACGGGTAGTTGATTGTGCAATTAAGACTTGAAACAATCTCATTTGCAGCCAAAACAGTTGTGTTGGCTACAGCCCACGATCCATTGTCGCCGTATTCACAGTCATATGTAAAACTTACATTTGCAGTTGTTCGAGTACACCCAGCATAGCTATACGAAGCGTCAAGCTGGACATTACCGGGAACTATATCAAACTCAATACCCGTGAAGGTATCGGCCGTAATTGTTTCTGCAACAGTTATGGTTATGTTTGGGTCGTTGAAAACAGCAGACACGACCGTAACATTTTGGGTTGGACTTGCCCCACCGGTAAGAGTTATTGTGTTGCCGGCCTCAAGATAGTTTGCTAACCATGCATCTGTAGCCCCTACAACAATTACGTTGCTCTCTAAGTCCTCAACTATTGAGAAATCACTCGCAAGTCTAAGGCTGTACTCAAGAGTGTAAACCCCGTTTGCAACCTCTCCATTCAAGTCAAGTTCCAGGTCAAACTGAAAAACCTGGGGATTGCTCCCCAGGAATTCTAAGTCTATCATTGGATCGGCGATACCGCCGTTAGGCACAATTATATCGCCGTTAAAAGTAATCTGCCCCAACCCTTTAGCCTGTGTTGCTAAAAGATCTATGCCTAAAGCCGAATAGTCGGTCAAATCTGTTACGATCCCTTTGGGAGGAGATGCTGTTAGATCAAGCGTAAGGGTTACGGTGCTAATCATCTTTTATAGTTTTCTTAATTTACCTAATAATTCTTCATTTACCTTGAGGTGGTCAATCAACGCAAATGCAGCCTCGCTACCATCTTGCGTTGACTCAAAAAATGGTGACTTCAACCACTTTGTACCATCGCCTCTACGGTCGCGAATATACCACAAACCGTCTTCATTTTTGATAAAATTCTCACTCAAAAGTCTGTTAACCAGCTCGTGGATGGTCTCGCCTTCCGATGACTTAATCTGAGATGGTTTTACTGAGTTAAGAATTTCAAACGCATTCTTTCTGAACGTATCGCTACCGTTCTTGATTGTGTCGTGAAGCATCACGCGGGTCTCATCCTCTGTGTGAAGAGCATTCATGCCTAAGCCCTCAACGGTCTTCAAGATGGTCTTATAATCAGTGTCGAAGTAGATAAGGTTTTCAAGCTCACGAGCTGCCTTAGCCACGCTAATTTTGCTTTTAGCCTCTACATCTTTTTTCTCGTACTCATATCTTAGGTTCGGCGACTTGTGCATTGCCTTGTTGCCGTGTATAATAGGACACATGTATTGAAGGAAAAACAACAAGTCTTTTTGATGTGGTTGAACCGTAAAGCCATCACGGATATCTATTCGTGAGCTTTGATAGTTTACATTACCATTTATATTGGTAGGCGCTAAATTTGTGTAGATTAGGGTGTACTCAGACTCAGTTGACTTGTCGTAAAAATTTGCTTTCGTCTTAATAGAAGACGCCCCTGGATCTTGAATCATAAGAACCGGTTCAGCATCAGTATTGTTTGTTGGCACCTTGTATTTTCTCAGCTTATACTGGTCCCTAATTCTCAATACCACAGGTCTTTTTTCGTTAAAAAAATAAGGGAAATCATTTCGTAATTCCTGCTCTGCCCATTCCGGGATGTTTACAGCCTCGTTGTTGCTTAAATCAAATAACATATCGTTTTATTTTTTTGTTTGTATGAAAACCGGGAGAAGTTTCCCCCTCCCGGTTTTAAATTTACTAGATTAAACAGTGAACATACCGTACTTGTTAGCGTTTACAAACTTGTACGCTACTTCAGATACGATGTGAACACCGAGCTGCCATACGTCAGTCTTGTTAGCTGCCGCACGACCACCTGTTTGCCACATGTTCATGAATGCACCTGGCTTGTGACACAGACGGATATACTTACCCATGTTACCAATACCGTCGTCAACACCTCCATTAGTACTCAATGGGATGAAGAACGCAAGGTTTTTCCAAGTGTTGTCTGTCTGAGCAGCAGCGTTAGAGCCAACACCAAACATGGTTGGGTTGTCAAAGATGCCCATACGAACAAATCCAAAGTTCTTGTTATTGAAAACAAGGCTGTTGAACGAGAACGTCTTGCTCATCAAGTCAGCGTAAGCGCCTTCTCCCCAGAAGGTTTTCTCCATCTGAACCTTGTTAACAGTTACGTTAAGGTTGAATGGGCTCGCAGACGCTACTGTTGGAGACGCTGTTCCAAACAAGTTTTGCTCAAGCATTGCTTGCATGTAACCGCTAGTCCAAACCATGTAGTTCTTTACAGAACCGTCCTGTGAAGACAAAGCAGCTTCCATTGCATAGAAGTCTGTCTGATCGGGACCAGCAGTTCCAATGCCTGTAATTACGGTGCTTGAACCACCATTAGCTCCAGAGCCGTTGTTGTTAATAGCATCATACAAACCTTGAGTGGTTTGGAATGAGGTTGCAGAAACACCAGCAGTGTTGTAACCAGTAGCGTTAGAAGGAACACCAGCAAAGAAGGTGTTTACCAACGCAACTTGGTGTTCACGCTGCAAGTAGATGATGTCGCGTGAGTTAGAGTATGGAGTCTGAACCCCGTTCTCCAACTGTGAGTACCAAAGCTGGTTGTAAAGCGCCTCTGAGCTAGAAGTAGTGTCGTTACGGAAAGTCTGCAAAGGAACGGTATTAACCGTGTCGAATGTAAACTTAGAAGCGTAAGAACCACCATTTTCTGGGGCTGAGTTACCAACGTAGAACATCAATCCGTCGGGACCAGGTGCGCCAGTAATCAACGGAACCATGGTAACCAATGTAGCAGATGCCTTTACGGTGATTTGGTAAAGATTGCCTGTGCTTGCATCTCTCCAAATGTCACCAGCTGCTGGGAAAGAGTATTGTACTCCGCCAACAGTCTGAATAGCCGCACCGCTAATTGTTACTGTGTATGGACCGCCAGCAGCACCAGCAGAAGCTACAGTAATTGGAGCTTCCATACGGGTCATTTCAAACCAACGAACACGTGGGTTTTTCGCGATTTCGCGGTTACCTACAGCGTTCATGATTTGGTTCATAGCGTCCCAGTATTCGTCACCGAATGGCAGGTAAGCTACAGCGTCAAAGTCTTCCATAAGTGCGTCCCAGTTGTTCTGGATCGCACCATAGGTCATAGCACCGGTAGGGTTAGTGGTGCTATTGTTACTGGGTGAAAGGGGGAATGTAAAATTCGCCCCAGGAGTATATCCCATTTTCTTGTTTTTTTAAGGGTTAATTATGACTTTAGCGTCTGAGATGGCAAAGGAATACCGCGCTCCATGAGATCTCTTTGAGCAGCAGTAAGACCCTTTTGATCTACAGCCGTTTTGCCTACACGGTTCGGCGTTTTAGCCTGGCCGTTATAGACTTCGCGCACCACCTTTTTTTCGGTTTGAGCCGTAAGTGACTTGGCTATTTGAACTCCTAGATCCCCAGACTGAACCTTATGAATGAGGACCTGGTTCGTTAACCATTCACGTACCGCTTGTTTACCTTCCTTTGTGGTAGTATCAAAGGCTTGACCTAAATAACCTGCATACTGCGACTTCAAAATCGAATCGACCTCTTCGTTTGAAACTTTTAACGAAACTTCCGTATCGCCGAATTTGTAGGGGACCTCCTTTAGCTGCTTGAAGTAGGTCTCTGCCTCCGCAAGCGCTAGTGTTTGTCTTTCCGCAATCTGTTTTTGAGTTTGGCTCTTTAGCTCTTTCGCAAAGGTAAAAGGATTTTTAACGGTTTCAACATCTTTTTTAGTGTTTTCAATGATCTCAATAGCATCAATTGCGTCAGACTTTAAAAGAGCTGTAGCGTAGTATTCCCCGTCACCTAAGTTATATTTTTCACGAATGGCTTCCTCGATAGTCGACTGGCCAAGACGCTTGAATTTGTCTGGGTTTTTAACAGCCTCTGCAAGCACAAGTGCCTTCAGCGGATCTTCCATCAATGTGTCCGGAGTAGATGATACGATTTGATTCGCAATGGTCGAATTAATACCCTTCTTTCCAAACGCCACCATGGTACGGGCCTCTTCAACACCGCCGAATGGATCGTCGGCTTCTTGCAGCAAGGCCAAGCCCTCTTCAACTTCTTTTTGCTTTTGGTTTAGCTGTTCTGCAAGGCCCTTGTAGTTACGAAGCTCTTCAAATTCATTCTTAAATGAATCTTCGCTGTCGTAACCATAAGCAGAAAACCACGGCGAATCTACCGGGTTAACCTCTTCGTTTACTTCATCGGTTACTTGTTCGTTTACTTGATCGTTCACCTGTTCGTTTTGATTTTCAAATTCGTTTGTTTCCATATGTTTTATACTCTACCTGTGATTTCGTTTCCTAGTTGTGCCTCAAGGTTAGCCTCGAGGTTTATCTCTTCCAAGGCCTGCTGACCCTTTAGTACTTGAACTTGATAGTCGGCGTCTGCCTTTAGCTTAGCAAGCTGCTGTTCCTTCATTAGGTCAAGGTTTGCCTTCTCTCTGTGTCCAGCTATTTCCATCTGCATCTTCTGCATCATGGTCTGTCTCTTAGCCTCCTCTGTTACAATTGCTGACTGCTGCTGACCTTGAATAGTCTGCTGCAACATCATCTGAGAATACTGTTGTTCTCTTTGACGAGCCTCAGTTTCTTCGGTTGCCATGAACCAAAGAGCCTCATCAACGTCGCCATTCTTTAGCAATTGAGCCACACGCTCTACACTTGACGGGCTAAGAAGAACGGCGCCGTCTTTAGTTGGCATCTGTGACATCTGCATAGCACGCTGAAGTATGGCGCTTTTTTCTTTTTCGTTTGGCAACACCTTGCAGGTTATGGCTAGCTGGTCAAGAGACAAGCCTTCAATATCGTCAAGAGCGCTAATCATTGTCTCACCAATTATAGCCTCGTAAAACTCTCTAATCTTTGGGTCAAACTCAATATCAATGCGTGCCTGGTGGATCATTCTCTCGCCAAGTTTCTGTTTGAATTGACGCTCTGATTCACGAAGAGGCCAGTTGGCGTGGTTACCGGCAATATAGTCCTGCTCCATTACTCCCACCAAACGCTCTGCTGACTGGTCTGGACTAGCCGCCATGGCGTCCGGGATACCCATGAGATCCTTGATCATCATCTGGATATTTGCAATCTGAGAAAGCCACTCCTGCCCCTGTGGGCCAAGGCCGTTGTCCATTTCTGTCAACGGCTGAGAAATGTATTTACCGGTCGCCGCGTTAAACTTCGTGGCAACAATCTGAATACCGTTCTGACGGTGGATGTGCATGAGGTCGAACAGGTCGTACTCTACACCCCCAATCTTGATGTTAGCGGCCTCGCCAACATCAATTCTATATCCCTTTGGGGCAGCAGCCCATACAGCTGCGCGTAACTTCAATACCGCAAACATCAAGTCGTCAAGCAATCCCTTCACGCTACGTGTAGGAGACTGACCGTTGATTCGGTGGATAACGTAAGAACTCATGGGAGACAAGCCCTTCTGCATCTGGTTGGGCTTTTTGTTCCATTCGTAAATACGATCCTGGCCAGTGCCGGATATAATGTAAGAGCCCTCGTACCAGTAGTTACAAGTCACCTCGTCGTAGGTATCGTTTGGATTCTTTTTCTTTTCGTCTACAGGCTTGTTGTTTCGGATGTAGTTGCCATACCCCTGCTTGTTTACCCGCTCTACATACTGCTTATAGTCTGTGGAAAGGTATTCAAACTTCAACACGTAAACCTTGAAGTCCATCCAAACCCAACGGTTTGTAGTGGAGTCCTTACGCTCAAAGGCCCACTGAGGGATGGTAGAGATGTTTGTTTGGTACGGAACGTATGACTTAGCCATTGCCTGGATCTGGGCCTCGTTAAACCCTGCGTCTATGAGCTTGTCATAAATAGACTGAACGGTTTCAGCCTCAATGTGTCCTATCGCAACCGGCTCCTCTTGGTTGTCTTCATTCCAAAGCATAACCATACGTGCCGGGTCAATGTATTGAAACTTAACCTGGCCGGTCAGCGGATCGTTATAAACCTTAGCCGCACGGAAATGGAAGTCAATCGCGTCGCGGTTGAACTCCATTCGTTGCCCTGCCCAGTTTGAAGATCGAAAACCAGCCTCAGCTAATTTTTCTAAAGCGACCTCGTACTTTGTCTTGAAGAATCCTAAACGATCAGCCATTTCTAGCATGGTGTCGTCTTTGGGGACAAAAGGAACCTTTAACTCCGGAAGACCTAACTGCTTTAAAAGCGGATTCGTAAAATTTGTTTTAGCAAATATTTCATTCTTACTGCGCTTCTTTTTATTGATGATATTTTTATCAAGAGAAACACAATTAAGTTTGTAATCGTTATCAGAAAGAATTGATAAAAGAACATTCGATAGTTTTCGCATTGGAGAGAAAATATCGTAGCTGATGTTAGCCATCGCCTTTCTCTGGGCCTTACTTAATCCTTTTGTGGTCGCGGCACCATCTCCCTGGCCAAGCCCTCTTGTGCCTATAGGAGACCCGTTGGTAAACCAATTTTTATACTTTTCTTGGTATTGATTTCCGGCACCGTAGTTCCTAGTCTCCTGCATCTCAGGCAGTTGCGTGTAAGTGAAGTATGCCCCTCCCGCACAAAAACGAGTGTAAAGCGCCCTAGCACAACGCAACCCAAACTCCGGCTTTAGTTTGTCAGCCTCGGGTATGTTGTCGTTTGGAAACAACATACTGCCAAGTATCTGTGGCAATATCATATCTTACAAAATTTGGTTAACCTTGACAAATGTACTACATTTTTTTATTAAATAGTTGAAAACAATCATTCTACGTCAAACATTGCGAAGCCGCCTTTTATCTCTATTGGTTGATAAACTTCCTTGTAAAGGTCTGGCATTCTGCTCTTTATGGCTCTCATGCACCAACCTGTTGCGGCACACAAGTCATGGTTAGTCAAGTCATCGAGACCCCTCATCTGACTCCACTCCTCGATTATCTCCCACATTTTCACGTACTTAACATTGTTGTTGAAGTAGGTCATGATGTCTCCAGCCATTTCGTTTTTCTCGGCTTCTCCTGCCCAAACCCCCGCACGCACGTCTTGCTTTCCATCAGACCCCAAATCCTTCAAAAGGTAACCGTCAAACCCGTTATCCCTAAAGTATTCCACCAAGGCTTCTCCGTCGGGCCATTCCGGGTAGACATATGCCCCAAGGAATATGGCCGCCTTTAACCACTCCTCGTGATACTCTGACTTATCCTCCGTCTGCCTGTTGTAGATCAGAATCCAGTCGTTACTTACCCACTCGCTCCTTGGCTTGGTGTCTGGGTCCACCTGGCTGTCTCGTTTGTAAAATACAGCGGCAGCAGCGTTTGACTTCTTCTTACCCACCGTGTTTCGTTTGTGGAACTTTACCGGGTCACAGCAAAGGAAGTACTTGTTCATCACCGACGGGTCGGGGGCATAAATTGGTCCCCTTTCTTTTGGGGGGATGTAACCCTCTTCGGCCGTAACAACTGTTCGCCTGTTTCTTTGTTCTTGTGGCGGAAGGTAGGTCATGGTCCAACTTCCCTTGGGATCGTTGTCCACATACACATCCCCACCAAACTTGTCACCCATCCACTTGAAGTTTATCTTGGTGCTGATTGGTGTTCGTGAAAACTTGAGTTCCGATATACGGTCACGCATCTTCTCGATAGGCATACCCATGTCTTTTGGAATCACAGCAAATGCCTGTTTCCAGCTCATTGGGAAGTTCTGCTGCAACTTAATCAGCTTCTGCCACTCACGCTTACGTTCAAAGTAGTCTGCCTGGTTTAGCAGGTACGACTTGGCGCCCTTGGTGATCCACTTGCCCTCGTTCGACATAACCGGTTCCTTGGGGTCGTAAATGATGCTTGCGCCGTACTCGTCAATATATCCCTCCACGGCATAGTATCCGGGCAGGAAGAAGTTGATGCGTCCGGACGGCGTAGTCCCGTTCTCGTTGCGGTCAGAAAAGTGAGAATCGTTTGCAATGTCAAAGAACTGCGCCCCACCCCCCGTGTCCATGTCACCCACTGTAGACGGCATGATGCAGAACCCTCGGATGTTCTCCCCACGCTCAATGGCGGGCTTCATCGTGTTGTACCACCACGTCGGAATGTTTTGGTCCGCTGCCTTCGCATCCGTCTTCTTCGCCGGCTCGTCACGATAAACAAATGCGATTTCCGCCTCACCGTCCGCCGCCTTTTCCGTCGACGGTAGTGGCGTAATGAAGCATTCCATTTGTTCGGGGACGATTCCAGCCCTTGCTGCTGACGCGATTGCTCCTTCATATTGGAAACGCAAACCCTCCTTTGCCTCTATTCGACCACGATAGTGTGGACGGAAAAAGAAAGGAAGTTTGCTTACAGGTGTTTGAATTTGCTTGATAAATATCTTGTTGACCGCCTGGTCCTCGTTCATCGCCTGGATGATAAAGGTCTGGTCGGGCATATTGAGCGTCCCCCACGTGCAGAAGCAACAAGCAATAGCTGTCTTGGCGATACGACGACCGGAAACAAAGTTAATCCCGTGAACGGTTCTCTTTCCCTTGCCAACAGTTACGTTTACGTTGGGCTCCATGAAGTACTCAACCCCCATCTCGTTCATATCCTCCACCACGTTTTTCACGTCCTGGTTTGAGTACTTTGTCTTGACCACTCCGTCCTCACGGTACAATATCTTGTGCTTATAGAACGCGTCCTCTGTGCTGTAGGCGTACATGAACAGGTGGAACATCTTACGTTGGTAGTCCCTGTAGTCTGGTCGGTTGTTGTTTTTACCAAAGTTCTTTACAGTCCAGAAGTTTAGGAAGAAGTAGTTGGCGCCATTTAAGTATACCGGCTTTCCTTTAATGAAACACCAGTAGCCCACGTATCTGCGCTTTATTTGGAGCTTGATCCACTCAATCTCCATGGCGTAGTACTTCTGGTTGGACTCAACCTCCTCGTAGATGTCTTCAAGACGGACGTCTCCTACCTCCTTGTACTTTGACTTGTTGGTAGCGTGTTTTTTATTGAACACGACCTCGTAAATCAACTTTATCTTCTCCGGAATCTCTTGGTATTGAAACTTTTGGTCTTTTGGGGCAATCCCATAACCGTCCACGTATGTGAGCGCCTCTTCCCTTGTAACCTCTCGCTTCAGATGGTGGGAGTACCACTTCTCGAGACGAGGAAGTGGAATACGGATCGTATCCAACTCGTCGTCATCCTCGTGAAAGGAAACGAACTCATCTTCCTCTAAATATTCGTACTTCATGGTATAATACTTTATGGTATAACCTCCGGGAATATTTCCTTCTTCTCACGCCACACCCGCGCATAGTGTTCGGGTTGGATGCCAAGGTTCTCAGCACGTACAGAGAAGGTAATTGCCTTCTGTAGCGTGATGCTAACCTCGTCGTTCATTATCCTGCTACGGGCATCCACAAGGGTCTGCCTCCAACTCTCAAGTCCTGCTTGAAAGTTCTTGTCATCGTTTGACCTGTCCACAGGCTGGGTCAACAGCGCACGTTGCAGGGCGGCTATCCGGATGTCGGCCGTACACATAATCGAGTAGTCTTCTGAGCACTGTAGACGTGTGAACGTGATGTAACGCTCCACCGCCCAGTCCACATTCATCATGCAGAGCTGGGCGTACCCATTGTCTGGATCCGTGTCATCAACCATAATGTTCAGCTTGTTCAAAGTGTATCGTTTGCGCTGGTTGATGTCCGGATACGCATCCTTAACGGGTGTACCTGGAGCGAACATATATATGAGATATCGAACAACCTTGTCGGCGCTAACCCCCTCTGGAAGGTCGTCAGACCTGTCAAGAATATGGGCTTGGCTGGCCAGGTCCGAGAAACGGTAAGCTACCGCCTCGTCATCCGGGATGCCTTCAATGTTGTAGGATATTTTACTAAAGTCTAATTTTATCATCTTTCGTAAGCCATTATAACCCGTGGCTGGAAACGGACATACTCTGTTGTCTTAGCAAGCGTAGGGTCTAGCTTGGTGGCAAATATGTTTCTGACACAAACAACATCTCCCTTCTTAACCTCGGTATTGGTCCACACCTCTGGGCTTGCGTATTTAGGCACCCTTGCGTTTGGGACAACTACTTCGACCCTACATATGTCGTTGTCTGGAATATAAACGGAGCCATATTTTCTCTCGTTTCCAAGCAGTTTGCCTATAATGTATCCATTCAGACTAAAGATCTCATCACCACGCTTGGCCGCATAAATAGACTTCTTTGAAATTGTCAAATAAACCTTACCGTCAATAATGCACCCTCCCTCTCCTTCTGTAATCATCTCGCGTGTAAACGTGGCATCAAACCAAACGTCATCCCCTTCTACGGCATCGAACTCGCAATCGTAATCCCATCCTTGATAAGACAGATCTTTTACGGCTATTCTTACAATCTTGCCACGCCTTACCGCCTGCTTGTCTTGTATGTTTTCTTTGTCTGGGTCATGCTCTCTTTTTGCTTCGTTGCCCATCACCTCATACTCCTTTAAAAGCTGCTTGTCCTTGTATCCGGATTTTTTCAATGCCTTTACAATGCCAACCATTTCATCGTCATCCACCTCGGAAATATAGTTTTTAATCTTGTTTACGATCTTCAGCTTGCCCCCATTAAAGTCAATCTCGTCCTCGGTCAAGGAATGAAGTTCAATAATACACTCGCCGTTAATTAAACGAATTTTGTTTAGGTCTATTCCGCTCAGATTCATTGTGATAGCATTTTGTTTTTGTAGATCTCAAACAATTTCTTTTGGGTCTCAAAATTCTTTTTACCCACAGGCATCTTCCTTTTTATCTTGTTTACACCGCGACGCAAAGAGGAGTATGTCCCAAACAGATTTACGGCGTCCCAGTCTCCCATCAGTCGCTCAATCTGTTTCATATCCGTTTCCTCTCTATCGATGTAGTATTCATACACCTCTATGATTTTGAGGTAGTTATTTTTTGTCTTTGTCCTTATCATAGTGCTCCTTCAGTTTTTGAAAGTATACAGAGCGACGTATCCTAGTCTCGACCTGCGTCTTGGTCATGTCACTTAAAGTTTCCTTGTACCTAAATATCGCCTTCTCAACCTGGTCCAACTCGTCAGAGGTTATGGCCGGGTTGCAATACAGCAGACTTCGGCGAGCAGAGGTGGCCATGGGTGTAAATATCTTCATCACCTCATAGATCTCGATCTTGTCTTCTATCATCTGGTTAAGCATGGCTACCGCCCTCTTCCAGTTCTGTACGTTACTCATACACCATCACGATATATCGCTGATGCACAGAGTATTCTGTAACATCTTGCAGTTCAACCTTGTCTATCTTTCCAACAATGCAAACGCGTTGGCCAACTTGAAAATCACAAAAGTTTCCAACGCTGGTTATCACGGCGTCAATTTGATTGTTTTTTCTGTCTTGTATTTCAACAAATACCCGGTGGTCGGGAGGAAATAACTTACTCATGCCGCAAATATACTCAAAAACAACACAGTGTCAAGTTCTTGCTTGGAAATAAGACTAAACAGCGTAAATTTGCTCTATGTTTATCGTTTCAATCCTGTTGGTTATATCATCCCTTGCGTTCATGATCAAGAACTCCATATACGGCTGTGGCAAAAGATGTTACAAGACTCGAAAGGAGGCACAGGAACACTGTGACTACGACCAGCAGGTCTATATGTGCTGGGACTGTGAAACCTGGCACATAAAAAATAACGAAGAAAATACTTGACAACCTCGCGTGGTTGTTTTATGTTTGCCCAATATTTCACTCCTCGTTTGCTAAAGAACCACAGTAAACGAGGGTTGGAAGGTAATGAATTGCTCTTACCAACCCAAAGGCTCGCAAAGTGGTTCTTGCGAGCTTTTTTTATTTTATGAACACAGGACAGATAGTTAAAACGAGGAACGTCCCATACGCGATGGTTCCCTCGGAATTTCTTAGAAGCAAGTCTGTAAGCCTAAAGGCTAAAGGACTTTTATCGTTTTTGTTATCCCTGCCCACGGACTGGGTGATATACAAAAGTAAACTTACCGATTATTTTTTAGACGGAAAGGATTCAATATCAAGCGCTTGGGATGAGTTGGAGGCCTTGGGTTACATACACTCTGTCCGCATTGTCGAAGGAAACGGCTTGTCAAGGGGTTTCAATTACGTCGTGTATTACGAGCCTACGGAAAGCGGGTTACCGGAAAGCGGATTAACGGAAAGCGGAAAACCCGATATCCGAAAACCCGCCACTACATATATAGATAATACAAAGAAAGAAATAACATACAAATACTCTTTCGAGCTTTTTTGGTTGGGGTATGACAAAAAAGTAGACAAGAAACAAGCCCTTGCTGTTTGGAACAAACTATCTGAAGAGGACCGGATATTAGCCGTGGAAGGCATGGGTAACCACAAGAATGGGCGCGAGCGAAAATATTGGAAGGACCCGGTAAGATACCTTCGCGACAGGAGATGGGAAGACGAAACACAAACGAAAACAACAAAACAAACACCTATTCAAGATGACAGCAATACATGGTAAGGTATCAATCTACAAAGACTTCAACGACCTGCAAGGACACCAGGTTACTGTGCTGGGCGCACTTGAACGAATTCGGACTGGAAAGTCAAAGGTACTTGTCCAGCAGGCGCGGGAAGCCAAGACCAAGAAAGAGGCCGACGAGTTAAAAAAGAAATTACCTGCGGTTTGTTTCAGTGGCGTTTTCAATAAGCGCAAGGACTCTGAGCTTGTTGAACACTCCGGGTACATCGTGCTTGATTTCGATAATGTCCCAAATATCACCCAAAAGAGAAACGAATTGTCACTTATAAGTTACATTACAGCTGTTTGGGTATCGCCTTCCGGAAAGGGGCTGAAGGCTTTGGTCGAAATTGAGTGGAAAACCAAACATAAAGAGCATTTTGATGCCTTAATGGTGGAATTTCCAGACATCGACAAGACGGGTAGGAACGTTTCTCGTCTCTGCTTTGAGTCGTATGATTCCGACCTGTACTACAATCCAAGCGCGGATGTTTATTCCAAATTACCGGTGAAAAAGGAGGACCGCAGGTTGCCACAAAGCACAACCACGGAAACCATTAACGACGACGACAAGATTTTTAACAACCTCTTGACATGGATGACGTCCAAGGGTGACGCGTTCCGCGAGGGTGAAAGGAACCACTTCGTCTTCAAGTTGGCCGCAAGCTGCTGCCGGTTTGGGATGCTTGAGGAGACCTGCTACAACATGATGATGACATACGTTGTCCCCGACGCTAGTTTCAGTCAACGAGAGTGCAGACAGGCTATTCGTAGCGCGTATAGGGCCAACATGAACCAGTGGAACACAGCCGAGTTCACCAAGGACCAGTTGGTTAGCAAGAGTAACCGACTGGAGGTTGACATCGTAATCTCCGCAGAAGATGCGGCGAATATTGCGGCGAATGACGTGATTTATGCGGAGGAGGTTATAGAACAGGCGTCCGACATTTACCTCCACGGGTACAGGGCAGCTCAACCGTTAGGGGTCCCACAACTTGACAAACACTTCAAACGCGTCAAGGGTGACTTAACAATTGTTTCCGGAATTGGAAACTATGGCAAGTCCTCGTTTATGAAGTGGGAGATGATATTCCGCATAGTCAGATTTGGAGAGAAGGTCGCCATCTTTACTCCAGAGGAATTACCTGCTGAGCAGTTCTACCATGACCTTGTGGAGATCTACTTTGGGAAGGACTGTACACCCAATAACCCCAATCGTCCGTCATACGACACGTACATGAAGGTGTACAAGATGGTTGGGGAACACATCTTCATGGTGTACCCCAAGAGTGTAAGCCCTACCCCCGAATACGTCAAGGAGGTGTTCCTTACCCTCATCGTCAAGCACGGAGTGGAACGAGTTGTCATCGACCCGTTCAACCAGATGGCCAACGACTACACCAAGGGCGGTGGACGCAGCGACAAGTATTTGGAGACGTTCCTGTCCGACTGCACCCGGTTCGCACGAAAGAACAACGTATACTTCGACATCGTGGTCCACCCGCACAAGATGCGAAAGGGGGACGACGGAAACTACCCGTGCCCGGAGGTGTTTGACCTTGCAGACGGTGCGATGTGGAACAACAAGGCCGACAACATCCTCATATACCACCGCCCGTTTGCTCAGACCGCCCCAGAAAGCCCTATCTGTGAGTTTCACAGTAAGAAGATCCGCCGGCAAAAGATCGTGGGCATAAAGGGCTTCTTTGAGTTCCAGCTACAGAGGAACACTCGTAGGTTTACCTTTGACAACGTTGACTACCTGCAACAGGCCATTGACGGCAGGTACGTACAGGCCACAATGGAGGAACCAAAGCCGTCGGTTATTAAGCCAAACAGGAGTTGGACGGATTCCAAAGAGGTGAAGGAATGGAACGAAGACGTCGGGCACCCTAACGGGTATAAGGAGGCTTGGGAATGACGAAAAATGACAACTAGGGTATAATTTTAACTATTTTTTTCTTGCACTAAAGCAACACATATGCTACATTTGCAGATATAACCAATTAATTAATCAAAAAAATCTATGGGATTAAATCAAGGTGGTTCATCAAACCGTACTTACCTTAGTATTTCTAACGGTAAGATTGCCAAGCGTGTCGCAGAAGGCACAGCCGGCTCAATCAAGTGTAACAGTAAAGACGGCACCAAGGTTTGGTTCGAGGAGCGCTACACGTCTCTTTCGGGCTACATCACGGACGTGTTCAAGCGCGTGTCCGAACAGGGTTACGGCGACCAGCTGTGCGTTGTTCTAAAGGACGGCGACAACGAGTACCAGATCCAGATGCCGTGGAGTTCACGCTACTCTTCTGGATTCTTTTTGTCAATGCCTAACATCGACGCCGGCAAGGAGATTACCCTTACCCCGTGGTCAAAAGAAATTGACGGCAAGACTCGCACAATGTTGTATCTCCGCCATGGGCAGGAGGACATCAAGTGGGGCTGGACCAAGGACAACCCCGGCAACATGCCGGAAATGAAGCAGATCAAGGTAAAGGGACAGGTTGTGTGGGACGACTCAGAGCGCCAAGAGTTCTTTGAGAAGCACCTCAACGACATCTTCCTGCCACAAATTAAGTTGGTGGGGGCTGTAAAAAAACTAGACTCTCACGCTCCGTCTTTGCCAAACGATTTTGACGACGACGGTTTACCATTCTAACCTTAACCAGAAGTCGTGGCGGTGGATAAATGCAAGCGAAGCCGCCACGGCTTTAACCTAAACGAAATGAGATACACATTCAAAGACCTGGTAGACATGGTGCCCACATCCCGTAGGGCTGAGTTTACCAAAATATACGAGTACCTACACAAGGTAGACGACGCACAAGAAAACGAGCTACTTGAAAAGGTGGGCAGGCACTTTAGCGTTCCCGTGGCGTCAATAAAGGGAGACAAAAAGATTAGAGACGTTGTACTCGCCCGGCAGATGTTTATGACCACTGTAAAGGTGTGCAGCACAAAAAGCCTTGCCGAGGTTGCTAGGCTTATTGACAAGGACCACGCAACGGTATGTCACGCGCTGAAGACCATGAAGGCCGACTACGAATACAACGCCGTACGTCGCAACCAGATACGTCACTTTATTGCCGACCTACAGCCATCACAACAAGAACTATTATTAGACTTTTTCAATGAACGGAATCCCAATATCCTTGCCGCCTACGCCGTCCAACCGGAGCGAGTTACAGCACCTGCGCAAGCTGAGGCATAAGATACTTAAAGAGGATGCCAAGTACCCCAAAAAAAAGGGTGTGTACAAACCCCCGGGTAAGTACAGGAGAGATTATTTCCTTATGAGGCTAGTAAACAAAAGATTATACGAAATAACGGGTAACGATATGTACCTTTGGCTTAGTGGAGATTACAACGAACTTAAAAAAATAGAAGATGGGCAGAATTGAGATAAGAGACGCAAAGCGCACAATTGACGGTAGAAAGATTAACGCATACCGAGTTAAGACAATCGCAGAGAATGACGAAACCTTGCAGATATCTGAGGTGTTAAACACCCCGGAAGCAGTGCAGGTTCACATAAAGGCAATGGCATACGCATGGAAAAGCGAAGGTGATTGCGAAGTAGTGGACTGTACGTATCGAGGTAAGTTTGCAGGTAAAACAATAATCTTGACCCTAATTGACAGGATAAAGTTTAATGTAGTTTGACGCTGTTTTACGATGAACGTAATAGAGGCATACAGGTACGAATGTTACAAGTGGGATAGCCATGGGATAGAGATGTGTAAGTATATTTGCGTCCCTGTAACCCTGCTTGTGGTTCGTTACAAAAAAGAAACCCAAACACATCTAATATTTTGGAATTAAAAAAGTCATTTATCCGTCACATGTTGGAGTTTCCCAACATCACGCTCACCTCATTCCTAATCGCATTTTTTATTGCCTTTGCACTTTCTATTGTGCAGAAAAACTATGCAAGTGCGTTGGGATGTTTCCTAACGATCGCTGCGATCCTGCCTATAAAGTACATGGCATGGAAGAGACAGCCGGTGCAAGAAAATAAAAAGCAAAAAGTCATCGTAATCAAAAGAAAATGAGCAAACTAAAATGTTTGTCGATACATTTGCGAAGTTGCGTTGTTGTGGCGCAAGTTCAGTTTGTTTTAATCATTTCGTTTGTGTGAACCGCTCCTAACAAGGGGCGGTTTTTTTTCGGTGATAGTGATTATATTTGTAACATATCAACTGAATGAAAAATAATGTACAAAGCTATCTGAAGATTCTCAACGACACTCGAGACATCAGTCAAAACAAGAAAATTGATTTAGAGTGGGAGAATATAAGTACCGGGGCTACGTTAGAGTCTTTCAAACGAGCATTCCTTGCATGGAAGAAAAAGAACGGCTCAAAGATGGTCAAGAAGGCCAAGGTTAATCCAGGAACAGTAATGGGTGCGTTTCAGCAGATCGTTAAAGAGCTGGTTCCGGACAACAACCCGCTAGCGCTTCCCGAATCAAAAGAAAGGGAATGGAAACCATATAAATTACCTGTAAACCACAATGATATCCTTTTTCTTACCGACATTCACGTACCATACCACAACATTCCTGCGCTCACAGCGGCGCTCAAGTACGGGCTCGAAAACGAGGTCAACACCGTCTACATCAACGGGGACCTCATTGATTTCTATGCCATTAGCCGTTTTCAAAAGGATCCTCGCAAGCGCGACCTTGCGTCTGAGATCTACATGGCGCGGGAGTTCCTCTACACGCTGCGGAAACTGTTCCCTACACAGGCAATATACTTCAAGGCAGGAAACCACGACATCCGATGGGACCACTACCTAATCAACAACGCGTCTGACCTTGTAGGTATTGAGGAGTTTTCGCTGGAGTCCATCCTGCACCTCAAGCAGCTCAACATCACGTTCATCCCAGACAAGCAGCTTGTTCAAATGGGTAAGTTAATTGCCGTACACGGCCACGAGTTTGGACAAAGTATGTTCAGCCCGGTAAACATCGCTCGCGGTCTTTATCTACGCGCTAAGGACAACGCGATCTGCGGACATCACCACCAGACATCGGAGCATACGGAACCCAACATCAACGGCAAAGTGACAACCTGCTGGTCGGTAGCTTGCCTGTGCGAACTACACCCAGACTACATGCCAATCAACAAGTTTACACACGGGTTCGCACACATCAAAGCGTTTGATAATGATGAGTTTGAGGTTATGAACTACCGCATAGTAAACGGTAAGATTAAGTAACCACTCGTAACATTTTTGTGCCCGTTTTTGTTACAACGGGTGTCAAAATTTTTCTGTATTTTGCAGTATGGAGAACCCGAGGATCAGATACAGGAAGTTGGGCAGGGAAAAGGCTAGGGGCCTTTACCATGAGGACGGATTGATTGAGATTGATCCTCGGCTCCCTGCAAAGGAGCACCTGGAGGTCATTATCCACGAATATCTTCACCACGAGTTCAAGCACTGGGACGAGGAGTATGTTCAAGAATACGGGGTAAAAATATCCGAGTTCCTTTGGGCGTTGGGTTACAGACGAGTAAATTTGGACTGATATGTTGAGAGTCGTGCTTCCCATAGTTGTTGACACCGACGAGAAGAGGGTCGCGGATCTGGTGGGTGTAACGCCGGACAAGTACGAGTGTGAGCCGGCTATATTCTACAGGATAGACAACGTGCGTCCGTACCAGAACTACAAGAACCTTTGCATGGTTAGTTCCGGGGGAGACGACTTTATCGTAGGGCTTTCAATGGAACAGGTGGACGACATCATCATGAGCGACGTGAGTTTCATGTTTAGCGCAAATTAAAGTTAAATTTCTTGCTATTTGCCATGCGTGTTGTATTTTAGCCACCTAAATAAACGAAATGAACGATCTCGAAAGAAAGAAACGGCTGATTGTGACTGCCTTGGCCTCACAACAGATCTACGCGCAGTGTCACGACGAGTGTGTGGACCTAAACTTCTTCAAGCACGACTTGAGGATGTTCTCAAAGAACCTTATCACCAAGCTGGAACGTGAGCTTATGCCCATGTTCAAGGTCATGGGGGACGTGGAGGGCGGAGACGCCTACCTAAACGCGGTTGATCTGATGGAGGTCACCCTCCAGAACCTAGCAACGCTGCCCGTGGAGTACTGGGCACTGGTAAACATTGGAATACACGACATAAAACGACAAATTGATGAAAAAAACCAAGCAGGGGCTGATGGAATACCTAGCGGAACAGCTCCAGACAACGAATCAAGCGACGAAGGAGAGGGTGATGGAGGTGGTGTTGAAGCACCTGCCGACGTTAAAGAAGATGAGGCAGGAGGAGATTCAAAGCCTTCTAAAAAAGTGCGAAAATGACCTTCGCTCCACACCCGATACCGGTAGTAACCCCGCTGGGTGACGGATACATCCTTTACATTACCCCCGGGGGCATGCTGGAGAATGACGAGATAACCGTTGTCCTCTTAAAGGGAGGGGAAATCAAGCACTTTACTAGCGACCAAGTCCGAGTTTGGAAAAATTCAACCTACGAGATACATGAATAACTACGTAATAACGGTTTGGGACGGCGATAAGCTGGTCCACAACGCAAAGGCAAAGGCCAAGACCCCCGATCTGGCCAAGTCTAAGGCACTCAACGACTGCTGGAAGCTGGATAAAATGATGGGAACTGAACGAGACTGGTACAAATACAGATGGGACATACAAGCGACAATAAGCCGATAAAACACGCATCAGACCTGCTCAACGAGGTGGTCATGGACATGATCATGCGTGAGAAGAGGGGTTACTCCGAGTACAAGCATACGATGGACCGGAATGACTTAACTCAGAAGGAGTGGCTCCAACACGCATACGAGGAGGCGCTTGACCTTGCGTTGTATCTGAAAAAGATTATGAAGGTTCAAGAGGTCCCTGCAACCCCGGCAACTAGTGTCACGTTTACTGGAACCTCATCCGCAGGAGTTACTACAGTCACAAATATTTGTGACAAGCTGTGACAAATGTTTTATATTTGTTGCATGAAAAAATGTAGCAAATGCAAAACAGAAAAACCGCTATCAGAATTTTACAATTCAAAAAGCGGGGAACACGGAAAACATCATTATTGTAAAGTTTGCCATTCAAAACTTGCCAAACGATGCTATAGTCATGAAAAATCATCGAAAAGACAAGTTTTTAGGAGATACGGTTTGTCATTGGAAGATGTAGACAAAATGTTTTTATCGCAAGATAAAAAATGCAAAATATGTCAAACTCAAAATACAAAAATACTGGTTCATGGAGGACTATATGTAGATCATTGCCATGAATCTGGAAAAGTTAGAGGATTGCTTTGCAGAGATTGTAATATGATGCTAGGTCTTTGTAAAGACAAAACGGATATTTTATATAATGCGATTGTTTATTTAAATAAAAACAACTAGGTGGCGAAATTGGTAAACGCGGATACGGTCAGCACCGTAAAGAATAGCCTTAAAGACCGTGTATACAGGTGCTATGCAAGTTCGAATCTTGCCCTAGTTGCCGTTCCAGACGCAGCAATAAGAATGACGGACGTGTTGCGTTAGTTGGATGTCCGTACCTACACGTTATGGGTCGAACTGGGTAAAACAATTACTCGAAGAAACGTAAAAAATCGTGACGGCTCGGAAAGACGAGCAACATAGTCAGGTAATGCGTAATGTGGAAACGGCTATCACATCCTGAAAACACCACGGTCCATAACCATTTGGACGCGAGAAGTAATAGGGTTGCATCGTTGTGAGTTCGAGTCTCACCCTGACTACTAAACAAACGAAATAAACGAAATGAAAAAGAAAACAAGCTACACAATCTTTGCCTTTGAACCCGGCACAGAGGTCTACGCCATATCGATATGGTACGACAACTCACGTCCTACCGACCACCTAGCAATCTACAAGGCCAAGGTAGCCTCGTGGAGCTACGATGCGGAGGAGAATGACGTTTTATACTACCTTGAGAGTCCAAGAGACGGCAAATGGTGGGGAGATTCAATTAAGGGGGAGTATGTATCCGACAACTTCAACGATCTTCTTACTTACGCTAAAGAACTCTGGAGAAATGAAACGGAAATATAACTTCTTCAACAGCCTGGAGTTTGAACGCCTCGTGCCGTACCTGGTGCTCCTACTAATCTACGCAGCAATAATCGCAATACTATACGCAATATGATCGAGCCAAAGGAATACAAGAACTACCTAGAGCTACTGCTTGACCTGTACCCAGAGGACGAGTTCCTCATCGCGGACGGTTTTGACGACGCCGTGATCGGTGTCGACTACGGCTCTTCCCGCCTAATCTACTCGTGCAAGAAGTGCCTGGAGATCCTCATCGACGTGGAGGGCATGGACCCGCAAGACGCCATCGAGCACTTCCAGTACAACGTAGCCGGTGGTTACGTGGGCGAGAAGACACCAATCTGGTGCGAAGACAGCTACGAGCTATAAAAAAAGCCGGCTATCACCCCGGCTTAATCGTAACACAACGGTTGCCACTACACAACCCGTGCATCCTTAGCAGTCCCACTTGCGAAGAGCTAACGCCTTCCGGGTGGGCTTGCCATTTCTTTCCATAGGACCAGGCATGCCGCCCATCCTTGCACAGAACGACTTGCGCCGTGCAGCAGACTTGGGAGACTTCTTGGCCTGCTTAGCAGACACCGGTGGCTTCAACGTGCCTCCAGTCTCTCGCTTATACGAGGCCCGGCCCTTAGCGTTCAAGCCTCCCTTAGGGTTCTTACCCTCCTTCCTTTGCCATGCAGGTGACTTTGCCATGTTATTTCTTTTTAGCGGTCTTTTTTGACTTGATGAAGTCACTCTTCTTAGGCGCACCAGGTGACCCCGGCTTCCTCATAGACTCACCAGATCCAGCAGCAATCCTCTTGCGCTTGGCGTTGATGTTTGCGTATAGTCCTGCCTTTGCTTTCATCCCTGTCCCCTTGTTGGTTTCACGTTCTTATCTTTTGGCGACCGGCGCTTCAACGCCTTGCCGTCCCTTCTCTTTCCAAAGGTCTGCTTGACCCCGTTTCCTAGCGACTTTGCCATGTTACTTTCCTAAATATTCTGGTCTAGGTGGACCAACAAACGTCTTCTTCGTCGAGGGTACAAACGCCTTGCTGCGCTTCTTCTCAAAGTCCTTGGCACGTTCGTCAGCCTGCTTCTTAGTCATCACCTCGTTCTTTTCGCCCTTAGCGCCCTTGTTACGACCTGTAGACCCGCTACCCTCGCCAGACTGACGGGTAGGACCGTCTCCTCCAGCTGTAGCGGCACACTCCTTACCCTTCTCACAGCCAACCTCCACGTTGTCCGGGTTCTTGGAAGCCTCGTCCTTACGTCTCTTTCCCTTTAAAAACTGACTAACGCCACTCATCCCGTATGCGTTGTCTCTATAGTCCTGTGATGCGTACATGTGCCTTTTTTTTACAAATATATGCAAGTTCGTCTATTATCCAAATTCTAGACATTCCTAGACATTTTTAGACATTTCGTTGACCGGTTAGGGTTGGGGTCCCCCCCTAGTCCCCCCCGCCGCAAAAATTTTCCCGAAGTCGATATGGCAAAGGGGGTGGGGTCGATATTGTTCCACGTGGAACATTGGCTGCCTGTCTCGCCCGCCTGCCCGCCTAGGCTAGAGAGACAGCAAAGTATTACGCACATACATACTACAGCCTGTATTGGTCTCCGCTCGGTGGACAAAGTAGACTAACACATTGATAGTCAGTGCGTTAACGTAAGAACATCTAGTGTGTGCTGTATTTGCGTCGGTTATCTATACGAATTGCCCCTGCTCGGGCTGTATTTAACTTATCATTAACACCCTCCTCCGCGTCTAGCCTGTAGCCCTCGGGCAGGCCTACTCTTGCACTCCTACAGGCTGCGGTGAATGCGTAACGTGCTGCATGTCAGTGCATTAGAGACCATTTGCCTTGGATTATACCCTTATTTAGAACCATTCTGAATAGCATTTTGAGGGGGCATAGAGGCATTATCTCGGGCTCGGATGTATGTAGATACCACCACAGGCGAGAAAGTCGATTTAAAGCATTTTCCGTGTGTTTTCGGGGCATGCAGGAGGCGTGCTCTTCTTGGTTGGGGTAACCCGAGGTTTGTAGGCTCAATGTGCGGGCGTGCACGAGGTGTTTATGTGCTCCCCTACCTATTGGCGCTGTATGTCCCCTACCTAGTATCCTATGTGGATCTATAGAGGCAGCGAGGCATTCCGGCGCTGAGCCCATGTAACACGATGAAAACCAATAAGTTGTGGGGGACTTCCCCAAATATAGGGTATAACAGCCACATATACAAGAATTCCCTTAACTTTTTTGTCCACTGATTATCAACACGTTACATTAAAAACATTGTGTATTGACATATAAATTGTTAACGACTTGTTAAAGTCGAGAATGCAGCACAACGACCCCCCCATATTTGCAGTGTCAAAAGGGAACAGCGGTTCCTGCCGAGTGTGAAACAAAGTGTTCCACGAAGCATTGAAGGTGTGAAAAGCACCAACAACAGGAAATGAGGTTAAGCGGGTGGTAGTTCTCATATCCGCGCTCTAAACTAACTGAGAAGGTAAGCGCAAGCCTACTGAGTGCAAGGGTGTCTAGAGTCAATAGGACTCGAGTCGCGGCTCGTTAAATCACAAGTTCTTTGTTTACTGCAACCGATGTCGACCGCATGTGAAGGTGCATGTGGGTCGAATGGCAACTATAGCAACGGCAGGCGCTACGCTCCGCAAGGTGTGTACGGGGTTCGAGTCCCCGCGTTGTTCTAAACTTAATACACAACACAACATGACAACACAAGAGTTCATCCAACAGCTAGCAAAAATGCCTGTTTCAGACTTCAAAAACAAGACAATCTACTTCGCGAACGGCTTGGAAATAAGCTACAACGTGAAGTTGGCCGAGTGGCAAGGTGATTTGCCCCTGCAAATGATTGTAATAGTGGGTAACAGGGGCTCGTATGTAATGACATGGGGCGCTGAGACTGAACAGGACAATGGGCAGCTAGCACATATGTGGCGCACGCTAGAAAGAAGGGCAATGGAGGCCGCTTCTACACGTAAGCAAGACGAAGGGCAGGAAGGCTACCGCTTACTCATGAAGGGGCTATAATAGACAGGCATGGTGCTCGGAGGGGCTCGTTTCCCCTCCCTGTCTCTAATTTTATAACAATTTATTTCAACACATTATGAACAACAATTTCAACCTCGACAGCATGCTGTCAAACATCGCCACAGGCGCTAAGACAATCGAAACCCTCCAAGCTACAGGCCTCGATTGGCACGTAAACAAGGTACAACTCTACACCCCCGACGGGACGCCTGTAGACAGCGCGTGGGCTAATCAACGGGCCGACAACGGGGCTGTGCTAGGCGTAATGTCCGAGCAATACGCGGTGTTTCAGAACGAGGAATTGGCTGAGCTGTGCGAGGCCATTGCAGGCGAGTTTGGCTACCGCATACACAAGGGCGGCGCTCTGAACGGCGGCAAGAAGGTATACCTGCAATTGTCCGCAGGCAGCGTGGAGGGCATAGGCGACAACAACGACCGCGTAGAAAAGTACGTGACCGCTCTCAACTCATTCGACGGCAGCAGCAGCGTGTGCTTCGGGTCGCTAGGGTACACGATTAGCTGTCAGAACACCTTCTACAGGGCAGCCCGCGACAAGGCCATGAGCCGTGTGCGCCACACCTCTAGCATGCGTGAACGTATCGAAGCGGCCAAGCAGCAAATTCTCAGCATTGTGAAGGCCGACGAGAGCCTGTACGACACCTTCTTCAAAATGGCCAACGCTCAGATGACCCCCGACATTATTCGGAACGTGGTGCAGCAGTTGACCGACGTCGACATCACCAAGACTGAGAAGTCGATACGTGCCGACCACAGCGCACGCAAGTTCAACATCGCAAGCGACCTGCTCGACAGCATACGCCGCGAGACTTCATACAAGGGCGGCTCGTTGTGGGGCTTGATGTCGGGTGTGACTCACTACACCACTCACAAGGCCTCCGCTCCTAACCGCGAGAACGGCCGTATCGAGGCTAAGATGACAGGACAGGCAGGCGCCATGGACGCACAGGCCTTCGACATCCTAGCGAAAATCGTAGCCTAACGGCACGCAGGCAGGCATGGTGCTAGGGCGGGTTCGACTCCCGCCCCTGTCTCTAACTCATAACACAATACAACAATGGCAAACATGTGCTACAATTTCGTTACCTGCACAGGAAGTGCGGCTAACATCACAAAGTTCAAGAAGGTTCTACAGGACGGCATAGAGTATATGCGCACCCAACTGCACGCGACGTCGCTAGGCGTAGACATCGAGGAGGGCTACTTCTTCGACATCTACATCAACGAACAGACGTGCCCTACCGAGCTGTCGTTCTCATACGAGACCAAGTGGGCACCCAACCTCAAGGACCTAGCGAACGTGGCCAAGAAGGCCAAGCTAGGCATGGTGTGCGACTATTCCGAGTGCGGCTTCGATATCTACGGCAAGGCCACAATCGACAAGCACGGCTTCTACCTAGACGACGAGGTGCCCGCTGCGTTCCTAGAGCTCATCGAGTACGACGAGGACGGGTGGTACACGTACAACGGCGTAGAGCACGAGACTATCGGCGACGCAATCGACGAGCACTACGAAGAGTGGAAGTCGCAGCAAACAAGCTAGGCATGGTGGCCATGGAGGGGCTCGACTCCCCTCCCTAGCTCTAATCAATACAACACAACATGAACAAACAAAAAAGAGACGTCCTAGTGAACGTCATCCAAGCCTACCGCGAGCACATCTTCAAGCTAGAGAACGCGGGCATTAAAATCGAATACGCGGCAGTCGATAAACTGCTCGCAGGACTACAAACCCACCTAAAATAACAAGCCATGACAAAGGAACAAATCGACCAATTGGTCAGCGACGAAATCAGCAACTTCATTGAGTATTGGACATCGAATGAAGCCGAGCGAGAGCAAATGCACTCCTGTCTACAGGACTACATGAAAGAGGTATACGAAACACCAACCTATCAACACAGCAAATGAAAAAAGCAATCATCCTATTGGCCGTGGCCGCAGCAATGCTGTGGCTCGGCTCTTCCCTAGACAAGGAAGTACTGCTGCACGAGTGCGTACAGCAAACCGACGGCAGCGACCTCGCATGCGACAGCTGCTACTACATCATCTACGGGGCATATCCAACCCATTAAAATAACCGGTATGAAACACATAGAAGACACCACCGAAAGTATCAAGGCTGCTGTGCCTGCGGGCTTCAGCGTACACGAGTTCGCCATGGCAGTTGCCCGCACGCTAGTCGATGAGTATGGCGAGCACAACATCGAGCGGTTCATTAACACACTAACAAACGAGCTAAACACACAGCACCATGACTAACACACACCTAAACGTCAACACGCAAAGAGAACTGAATGGACTCAAGATTATCGAAGTAGGCCGCACCTCAATTAAACTAGAGAACGGCATCCGCATACACCTATGCGAAGACGAAATCAAACACCTCAACAACGAATACTAAACACAACACAACACAACAACATGACAACACAACAGCAACAAATCGTGGACCTGCTTATTGCCGAGTTCAACAAATCAAACAAGCCAAAACCTACAGGCTTCGCCCGAATAGCGGAGGCTACCTCAGAGATTGACGCATGGCTACAACTCAAGAAACGGGTAATGATTGCCAACGATGCTTGGGACGACGCGCGTGATGAACGAATACACGAGGACTTCGACTCATTGAAAGAGCAAATCGAGTCAGCAGGTATACCCGTATCCATTCAAGCGGAGGACGGGCGTATAGAACTTAACTGCAATGGTCATCATGTAGACGAGAGAATTACGATACGCTACAGGTTCAACTACAAGTTTCACAAGCCCAAGTTTAACAACGACAGCGTTAACGAATACGAAGGGATACACATCGAATGGCACGGGCTTTATTTCAAAGACATCGAACACCTGTTTCAAAGTGAAACATTCTTCACGCTATGGACTCAGCTAGTAAACAAATCAATCTTAATACACGGACGCAAATGAGAAAGATAACACAACAGGCCGTACAGGCCTTTGAAGAAGCCCGCCCGTTCAAGAGCGGCAACACGCAGGTAGAAGTACTACCCAACGTCACAATCATGAAACTATTCGGCAACCCGATCGCCTACCGGTATAACGACCCAGAGCGCACGCTGAGCATAACCAACTGCGGTTGGCAGTCGGACACCACCAAGGAACGACTCAACGGCCTAGAGGGCGTGCGAATAAGCCAAGCAAAGGGGCTGTGGTATCTAAACGGCAGCCAATGGGACGGCAAACTAATCGACATCAAGTAACAACACAACACAACACACACAACAACATGAAAATCTTATTCTTCGCGGCTGCTCTAGTCGCACAGCACTGCGCCGAGACGCGCTTCAAGGAAATGCAGGACGACGGCACAATCGTTTACGAAGGGGAGGACGAGGACACAGGCAAGGCCATGTACACTATCTTCCTGCCCGACACAACAATCGAGTACGCGTACGAGGCCGAGGCCATGCAGTACATCAAGACGGGAACATTTCAATACAACGACTTCTTAAAATAACAACACAGCTATGAACAACGGAATCAAACCATTCGAGGTTGTAGAAGGCAACCTCAAGGCAGTAAAGGACACAAACGACTTTGGAGGCTGCAATATGTGGCAGCTATACATCAAGTCGACTCGCGGCTATTACGAACGGGTTCAATGGATGAGCGTATACAACATCCAAGATTTATTCAACACGAAACTTCCCGTGTACGAAGACAAGAGCAGCCGCAGCACTCAATACAAACTAGCACAATAAACACAACAACAACATGGACAGACACGAAAAACTCAGAAGGTACGACAACATCATGGCGGTGCTCGTCGTAATCGCAGTAGCTGCAATGCTGCTCACATCATGCACAACTCATCGCGGCTCATACAAGAGCAGGGCACCGGTAAAGACTCCCGAGAATTGGAGCAACGCCCCAAGCCGTGAATGCGGTTGGGCCTATTAACACTCATTAACAAGCGGGGGCAATGTGCGGTATGTATATTGCCCTCGCATTTAAACAACACAACATCATGAAAGACATCACACAATTCAACCATTGGGGCTTTGCCGAATGGGTACAGCAAGCCTGCGAAGAGCAGCCAAACCAAACGCTAAACATCAAGGTGCACTACGACGACGACAACGAGTGCTACTACATCGACCTGCACAACGCTGACTACCTAGACGAGTCCGACGCACTAGAGTCCTTCCACTACATGGACGTGCCGGAGATTCAGCACGACGTAGCTGAGGCCATGAATCAATTTCCAATCAACATAAACCTTATTCGCAATGACAATGAGTAAACAACATGAACTGCTGACTAACCTAGCCAACGCAGTAAACGACATTCAGAACGAAATCATGCTCGCATGGAAAGCCGTGATGCTGTACGAAGAGCAGCTACGCAACAGCAACGTGTACGAGGCGAGCGAAGAGGTCCTGCACCAACTGATTTCCGACGAGAAGTTCAAGATTAAAATCCTCACACAGGTACTAGACAAACTATTCCCAACCGAAAACAACAACGACAATGATTTACCATAACTACGACAGCTACAAGCTAAGCAACCCCGACGACGACGGGCACTACACCGAGGACAACAAGCCTCGCATCGAGACCTCAATCTACTTCAAGTTCAGAGCGCAGCACAGCAGGCGCTGGTTCTACGGAATGATTACCACCTCCGGTCATGAAGTCAGAGTGTGGGACTTCGGTGGAATCAGAACGATAGACGTGGACGAACTAGAGCCCTATGCCGAGGACGCACAGGACGAAATCGACCGCATCAAGTTGCACTACACAGACTTCGAGCACATCACCATGCAGGAGTTCTATGCGGAGTTCGAGCAGGCCCATACAAAAATCCTAAACCTAGTAAATCGTGAGACACTTTATTGACACCATAGCATTTCACCTCATGATGTGGCTACTCAAAGACGTAGGCAAATGATACTAGACTACCGCGCAGGCGACGACATCGTTTGCATCAGAGACCACTCACAAGGAATCGTCAAGAAGGGGGACGTGTTCACAGCTGTTCAACTCGAAAGGAACGGCTGTGGATGCACCATCCTTGTCGACGTTGGAATTAAATCTGACAGGCCGTTCACTAGATGTCCCGCCTGTGGAATGAACGACGAGAAGACCGACGACGTTTGGTGGTTCGATGCTCGTTTGTTCCGGAGACTGCTAACCCGATCGCAAGAGGAAGACCTCGCAAACGTGCTCGCGGAAGTCCTTAATGAAGAGCTAATTAGCCTTAATTAACATACGATAACAGCACAATCAACATGTATAACTATATTTGCAAAACCAATGGCAACACTATTCAAACTCAAAGATGGCTACGAAATGGTCACCAACTCGCGTGACATTTATGCAATCAGCGACACCGGTCGTACCATTAAGTACGTCGGCAGGGGCACGCAAGACTACAAGTCACGCGGCAGGAAACTGAAGGATGTGCCGCCCCAAATCAAACAAACATTCTTCGACATTCAACGTCACAAATCAGAAATTTAATACAACAGCAAAATGAATTGGAATCTTCAACAACTATGGAATGAGTGCGTGTACTCACAACAGCGTCCGCTCGAGGAGCGCGACTACTGCTACGCGTCAGAAATCGGTCAGCCACTCGTTGACCGGTACCTCAAGATGAAGGCCGTCACGGCCACCAACCCGCCCAACATGAGAAGCCTGCGCAAGTTCGAGGCAGGCAACCTAGTCGAGTGGGTGGTACGATACGTCCTAGAACGCGCAGGATTGATTAACAACACCCAAGAGAGGGTAATGGTCGAATACCCGAACATGCTTCGCGTATCGGGCCGCCTTGACTTCCTAGCCGGTGGCAAGATTGACATCGAGCGTGCAAAGCAGGACATCACGTCCTCACACCTGCCGGAATCTATCCAAGCATCCTCCCTGTACATCGCGGAGAAGCTACACGAGAAGTTCGGTGACAAGGAGTTAGAGACAAAGGTGCTCGAGATTAAGTCCTGCTCATCGTTCGTCATGGACATGATGGAAAAGACTGAGAAGCCTATCAAGCACCACCGCTTGCAGCTGTTCCACTACATGAAGGGCTTGAATCTGAACGGGGAGCTCGTGTACATCTGCAAGGATGACCTGCGCATGATGTGCTTCCAATACGAGCCGTCGGCTGAACTAGAGCACGAGTACCTAGCGGACCTAGCGGCAATGACGCACTACTTCACGTCCAACACGCGCCCACCTCTCGAGAGACACATCGTGGTAGAGGACGGCAAGTTCAAGAAGAACTTCGGCATCGAGTACAGCAACTACCTCAAGTTCCTGTACGACTTCGAGGAGCCACGCGACTATGCTGACTCGGTCAAGTCACAGGTGGCACGTTGGACTCGTGTGATTGCACGCTACGCAAAGGGCGACAAGATTACCCCAAAGAACGAAGAGGTACGTGCCGAGATTGAGAAGGCCGGATACGCCTTCCTTCAGATCGTAGAGCAGGCCAAGGCACTTGGCGTAACAGAAGAAGAGGAAGAAATCTAATACACAAACCAAATGACAATTCAAATCGAAACAAGGCACAACATCGGGGATGTAGTGTACTTCCTAAGAAACGACAAGATTAAAACAGGCACTATCTACAAGATAGAGATAGTGTTTGAAGAAAACAAAAAGAGCCTGTATATGTTCGTTAGAGACGAGGATGGCGACCCATCAATCGTGTATGAAGACAAAGCATTCGCATCAAAAGAACAACTAATCCAATCACTATGAAAATAACAATCCAAAAGGGTATAGCCATACCCACACGCGCAAAGCGCTCAACAAAGAAGTACCCGTTCTCAGACATGGAGGTGGGCGACTCGTTCTTTATCAAGGACACCAAGACTCCGGACAAGACCCGCAACACGCTGGCAAGTGCCGCTTGGTACTACAAGAAAAAGAACGGCAACACGCAGCAGTTTTACACCAAGATTTACGTCACGGGCGTACGAGTATGGAGGGTAGAATGAAGCACAGCGCAGTAATCACACCACAGGGGGCGTTGCGGATATACAACCGCCCCCTCTTTGAGGAAGAGGTCAGAGCCATGTCCCGTGAAAAGGACTTGGCCGTGACCGTCGAGGTCAAGCCAAAAAAACGCTTCCGGTCAGACGTGCAGAACGCGTACTACTGGGGCGTGGTTGTGGCCATGATTGCAGACAGGCTCAGAGAGCTAGGGCACGACGTGGACAGGGACTTGGCACACGAGTTCCTCAAGGGCCGCTTCCTGTTCTCCGAGTTAACAGACCCGAGCACCGGTGAGGTCATTCGCATACCACGCAAGACTTCTGAACTAGCGACGGGCGAGTTTATGGACTACCTTGAGCACGTAAAGCAGTTCGCTGCCGAGACGCTAGACATTTACATACCAGACCCCAACGAACAACTAGAAATAACATGATTGAACACACATTCCAAATCGTAGCCGGAGCATTGTCAAGCACGGCTAGGTTAGCCAACATCAGCTACAACGAGGTAAACATCATCGTTTACTTCATCATCATCCCATTCATATGGGCCTACATGATAGACAAGGCGTACAGGTCCCACTACATCAAGATAGGATACGCCACCTTGTGTACGGGCATCTTCATAGGCTGCGAGAACTACAGCGCATTCTGCGACTACCTGTTCTCAATATGCTCAAGGTTCCTGTGCCTGTTTTATCCGGTAGGCATAAACTACATCACGGCTTCTGTTATATTTTGCGTAATAGTGCCGGTAATCATACACGTGTTGTTAATGAAAAAACTAAAACCAGTACAGCTATGATAAGCGCAATCATAATATCAATCCCTCTGTGGATAATCGCACTCGCGTTGAGAGACTTGTATAACCAAATAAAAAAGATGAGCAATGAGTAAACAGATAGCATTCATTTTGTGCCTCGCATTGTGCGGGTGCGACGAGTATCAAACGCAACCCCAAGACGCAAGGATTAAGGTTAAAGAGTATCACGAAAGCATACCCCACGTCACGATAATCACCATAGACTCAGTTGAGTTCCTCGTGCACAATAGAAGTGGCTATATGCTAAGAATAACTGAAGGGGGTGGGCAATGAAAGCAATACTTGAATTCAACCTGCCCGACGATCAGCACGAGTATGACCTGTGCAACAAGGCGCAGGAGATGTCACACGCACTCAACGACGTGCGGAACTACCTCCGGAGCAAGGTCAAGTACGAACCCATGAGCGAAACAGAATGGAAGGTATGCGACGAGATATACCAAGAATTCTACAGGCTATTAGAACAAAACCATATAACCTTATGATAAACATATCCAACAAGCCATCCAAGCAGGTCGAGTACTTTGCCGGAACGATTACGATGTCCTTTCCGGGCATCAAGAACAAAGAATGGACGTTTACCGTCTTGCGTACAACGAACGGAGTCACTACCTTTGACGTAGAAATAGACGAGAAACAATTCAATGAACACTTTGAGGCATACAAGGAATCAGTTGCTTTCTGTATCGAGACTCTCAAAGAGACCGTCAAGGCGAACTTGGCTAGGGAACAGGCAGTCTGGAAACCTACCGAAAAATAAGACAGCATATGAAGGAGAGGAGTAAGAAGTGCAGAATCTGTAGACAGGAGTTCATTCCCAAGTACAGCACCATGCAGGCAACGTGTGAAAACATCGAGTGCATGATTGCTTACTCATCTAAGCAGAAGGACAAGAAGGTCAAACGAGAGCTAAAGGAGGTCAAAGAGCGGAACAAGTCCGTGTCCCAATGGCGCAAGGAACTACAGCAGGTGTTCAACCAATACATCCGGCTCAGAGACCAAGGGAAGGGCTGTATCAGCTGCGGTAAGCAGTTGCAGGGCAAGTATGACGCCGGCCATTTTTATTCCGTTGGGTCCTACCCTAACCTTAGGTTTCACGAGTCGAACGTTTTCGGCCAGTGTGTGTCCTGCAACCAGCACAAGCACGGGAACCTGCTCGAGTACGCCATCGGCATCGAGAAGCGTATCGGCAAGACCAAGCTAGAGGAACTGAAGTCACTCCGGAACGAACGACTGAGCATGCCGCTTGACGACATAAAGCTCGCCATTTACCTATACAAGGACAAAATTAAAGAACTAAAAAAATGATCGAATCACCAACCTGGGAAGACCTAGGTTACGCTAACTTTGAATAACATGGACAAAACCAAAAACATCTACACAATCATCGGCATCGCGCTGTCCGTGGTAATACTATGCGGAGTGTTCTTCATGGTGTTCCACATGGGAGTCATCGAGAAGAGCTCAGAGCACGAGTCCATAGCCATCGACCGGCTACACGAGCTGAACGAGAAGTACCAAGCGAAGATGGACTCAAACCTCATCATCATCAGCGCAACCAAGGAAGCCCTTGACTCGTTCATCGTACAAGACCAACAGCAGTTCGTCATGGAACAGGAGCGAATAGACAAGGCACAAAAAATTGTTTCACGAATACCAAAAATGTCAAATGACTCACTTAAAACACTTTACGTTAACTCTTGGAATTATCTTCTCAATGAGTATCGTGGCGGCCGTTTACGCCCAGCCAACTAGCCCGCAGCTCCCACGGGAAGCACAGGAGGTTATCTCTTCAGCAGCCGAGACCATCCGGCAGGACAAGGTTACAATCGAATCCCGATCGATGCGTATACAGATGATGCGCGATCAGTTAGAGGCCGCACAGACAGCCCTTGACCTTGCAATAAGGAACGGAGACCTGTGCGAAGAGGTTCGTCAGAACCAACTCGCTGAGATACGCTTCCTCAAGACTTCATACAACGACATGAAGCAGGAGATGAAGAAGGAGCGCAGAAGAAAAATATTTTGGAAATGTACAACGATTGCTACATTCGGAGCGTCGTTGTATTTGTTGTTGTTATAGTTGTTGTAGTTATTGTTTATTGGTAAAAGGGGGGCCTATCGTGGCTTCCCTTTTTTACCTTAACTAATTAGCGTAAATTTGTCACCTAAATAAAATCAAAATGTCAAACGTACAAAAAGCACTAGAAATCCTAGACCTTCCGGAAGAGTTCGCTCAATACGATGGTCAAATTAAAACCCGTGTCCAACGCCAAGCGTGGATTTACGAGGTAACAGACATCTCATCGTCTCCTACCCGTGTGTACTACACACTAGGTTTTGACAACGAGAAGACAGACCTGTTCGGAATGTATACCCTTAACTACTTGGCCATGTCGCTGAATCAGTCTGGGTTTATTTACGAAGGTATCGATGAAGACGGAGTGGCTACCCTTACCAAGCCAGCCCAGTTCGTAAAGCACGAAGCGCCAAGTGGTCTTGCCGGTCAAACTGTCTACTACGTGTGGACTCAAATCAAGGCAAGCCAAGAAGGAATCAACCTCATGTATGAGCCATATGAAACCGTGTGGAAAGGCGTGGCAGACGACATGAAGGATCCAATGATGCGTGTTGGATACAAGGCTCGTCTCGTAAAGAAGGGCGCTGATGGCAAGCCAATGGTGGCGTGGACGTCTAAGTACGCAATCAACCCAAAGCGTCGCCTGCGTCGTTCTGAGTTCCTTCAGATGGCCGGTATGACCATGGAGGAGTTCATGTACAAGACTCGTTGGACTTGGAACCGAGTTGAGACTAATCCAGAGACTCACATCAACAACATTGCTATGGACATCGAGCAGCTTGATGGCGGTCAAATTAAGAGCGTGTTCTACATCAACGGACAGGACGCACAGACCTTCAACTACAAGGCTCTCATCAACTCGTTTGACAAGACCTACAGCGGGTATATGTGGCAGTATCGTTTGATGAATGGCCCAAGCCAGACGATCGACAATCCTTACGGAAGCACGTTGAACATCGGTGTTAATCCTTTGGCGGACTCAACAATCAAAGTGGTGTCTGGAACTACCAACGCGTGGGACAACAACACAAGGACTTTGACTTACAATCCGGACTTGGTTCACGAGGCACAAGTTATTGCCTATGCTGAGTTCCTTCCTGCCCAAGGCAAGAATGAGAACGCTGGGCGTATGTATAGCCTTGAAAAGAATACAGAAGTTATGTGGTAGTGTGGTATGTGTTTTTGATTAAACAACTAGGGGCCTTGGCCCCTTTTTGTTTATCTAAACTTTTCCGACCTCTTCCACCTCGTTATATGGGTGTTCTTAGACAGCGGGCGGATCTTCACGTAGACGCCATCCCGTGACCGTGAGTCGCGCATCCCCTGCTCGTTGGTGTTACCCTCTATTACACGTATTGAATGCTCCCCTACGCGGTCTACGATGCCGGTGTGGCCGATCCCTTTGTACCTTGACTTCTTGAAGTTTGAGTATGTGTATGTGGCAACAAGGACATCGCCATCACGAAAGCTCTGATAAAATCTTCCATCGGTATAGATTACGTCTTTTCGGTTATAGGCCGAAGGACTCCAGCCTGTAATGGTGTTGGGTATCCCGCACTCGTCTAGGATTGCACGGACAAAGAATGCGCACCAAGCATAGCCTGGCTTCCACCCTACGGCGGCCATCATCTTCTGGAGTTCCTTGTCCCCGAAGGCTTGGTTGTTTCCCCCCTTCTCCCTTACTCCGACAAAGGAAGCAGCGGTGGCGCGGACGCAGTAGCCGTCATTATCAGCCACAGAATAAACAGGAAGGACAAGAAGAGTCCAAAGTAAACACAGACGTATAAAACGATTCTTTGCCATGCGCTTGATGAGTATTCTAGTTCCTTCTTAGCGTCCTTGCTGTAGAAGTAGTTCTGCAAACCACGGAAGTTGAAGAACCCGCCAAGGAACACCACAAAGTTAGCAAAAACCATGATAAGTGCAGCAAGAATTACCTGCTGAATGTACTCGATTGAGATGAGTCCGTCGCCAAAATACTCGGCGCTGTAGGATCCTGCGAGAAGGAATAGAAAAAATGCGAGGGGGATCGTCCATACCCCGTCGAAGAGTTGAAGTTTGCGAAGAATCTTTTTCATGTTACAAATATAGTTATCCGATTGATACACCACTAAATGTTGGAGGTTGCGTTGTCATAACAAACCAGTTCTGACTATTAACCGGAGCATTGCCCTTATACGTCCATATCGTTGCTCCTCCGCTGCCGTTAATATCGGTCACGTTCAAGTAGTCTATGTATTGGTTCGTTATCCCATTGTTTACCAAGGTTAACGATCTTTGTACCGTAGGAGTTGACGATATCAAGTTAATAAATCCAGACGGCGTGCCTAGGGCGGTAAGACCCCTGCTTAAAATCATCGCGTCAGCAAGTTGAATGGTTGTGTTGATAGTAATAAATCTAAGGTTAACCCCTATCGTATGACCCGCTGAAAGTATTGTGGAGTTTGCTGATATATCTAGGTTACCCGTTCCTGTAGTAGTCATCCCGCTTGACATTATCACGTTACCGGCCACTACAAGGTTGGCGTTTATTGTCAATGTATTGGCATAGCCGGTGCAGGTTAAGCTGAGTAGGGCGTTTGTGTTGGCAGCCACAGTGCAGGCAGGAGACGCGGCATTGAATATAACGTCATCACCCGCAGCGGGTACTCCCGCCGGAGTCCAACTTGCTGCGGTCGCCCATGTGCCTGTTCCTGTCCAAGTCTTAGTTGCCATTCGTTATGATGTAAATGATGAGAATCTTGTTCGAGGATAGAACCAGTTGTTCCAGTTAGTAGTTGAAAATATAGTTCCCGTCCTACTCCAAATGGTTTGCCCAGCAGAACTGTCAATGTTTGTTGCCCCCATGTAGTAAACGTCTTGGCTTGCGCCAGGTTGTACAATAAATTGAACAGGAACAGCCCCCGTTTGACGAGACATTAGTGACGTATTAACGCCAAAAATCGGCCCCCCGGCCCTAAATATAAAGCTGTTTGTTACTATATATTGTATGGTTGAACTGCCCATAAGAGCGTATGTCGGGGTAAAGCTAGCTGTACTCGCTGGTTTTGAGTATGTGAAATTCACACAAGTCCATCCGGTTGTACCCATGTGTCTATGGGCAAAGCTAACTTGAAAACCGTCAAAACTCAGATCTATAATTGTGTACGGAACGGTATCGTTAAATGAAAGAAGAGACCCATTACTTCCCACTATACCCTGTGTCCTGTGCCTTAAGGACTCTATTACTATACCAGCGCTTGCAAAGCCATTTAAACTAGCGCCTTGACTGCCGGATCCGGCCATCAATATAGTGTTTCCACCTTGCACAAATGTCCCGTTGGTGTAGGTCAATTGCCCGCGAACCGCTACGGGTGTAGTTAAAGTTATGGTCCCTGTCGTGTTTATTACCACGTTTCCAGTTATGCCGGAGTTCAGCTTGGTAAGCGTACCGTTATTCTCTGCCCAAGTACCTGTCCCTTGAAATATAAGTGTTCCATCTCCTTCAATAAAATTATTTAACACTAACGATCCATTTAATCGAAAAGTGCCGTCAATAAAGGTGCGTAAGTTTATGCCTGCATTTGAAAATGAATTAAGTGTGCCAACAACACAAACGGTGCTACTAAACGTAGTTAATGAAGTTGTTGCGTGACCACGTATGTCTAAGTTTTGGAAATTAACTCCAGTAGAAGATGTAGACGTTGCGGCTGGGGATGTAGACCCATTTAAGTTTACTGTCTGAGTGTTCGATCCTTGCACAAGAGTAAAAGTACCAGGGGCCGCTACCGTTCCGGAAACGTAAGTCAATGCAGGGTTTGCTACACCGCCAGAGGTAACCAGGCCCCATACCGCATTGGTTCCAAGGGTGTATGTGTTAGCTCCTGCGTCTATTGTTACATTCAAAGAAAGAGTAACGGCAACACCTGCGGAAGACCATGTGCCTGGACCCACAAGCCTTATTGTGCAGGTGCTTCCAAGATTGCCCCTAATCGTGCCAGAGCTATTATTTGTACGAAAATCACCAAACACTGAAATGGTAAAGTTTCCGGTTACTAATGCATTTGAACCACCATTGCTTAAACGCAAACTCGCAACAGACCAGTTGTCGTTTAGTTGATATATCGGAGTAGCACTACTCGTTGAGAAACCAATGTGTAATATGTTAGGCCACAGAAATCCATTGCTAGTCAACGTGGTAGTACCTAGAGTGCCTAGCACATTTAACTGACCAGTTCCTATAACACTCATTGACGAGCTTAGGGTTATTGACGATCCAGCAAGCGATACGTTGCCTACGCTTATGGGAAACGCCATGTTTAACTGACCTGTGTATCCGGTGCAGTTAAGGTTTCTACACACCCTAGCCGTTGTGTTTACAGTGCAGTTAGGGGATGAGGCGTCGAATACGGCGTCTGTCGTATTTGTAGGAACGCCAGACCCTGTTCCGTCAGCTAACCAATTACCTGCGGTTCCCCAGTTAAAGTCTCCAGTTGTGTTCCTCCAAATCGGCATACTACAGTTCGGTTATTAGTTCGTCGATCTTCTGCTTGGCAAGCAGCTTCTCCCTTTCGGTTATGATCCGATTCTCAATGTTCAAATCCACTTCCTCGACCGTTTCTGGACGAAAGTGGTACACGGACGTGATAACCTCTTGGGTTATGTCTCCAGTGTATTGAATAGTGATGTCCGTCACAAGGAGGTCTTCCTCCCTGCGCTTGTCCGTAATCGTGTACGTGTGATTAATAGCCATTTGTATTATATTTTAGTTACAAGCAATTGAAGGTTGGCCCATGAAAATACTGCCGCTCCGGATTCTACGTTAAAGCCAAGGATATCGTTAGCGGCAAGGGTTACCGAAGTCCATCCAGAAGGTGCGGCACTTGTTATCTGAGACGAGCCACTTGTCAAGAACGGCTTGGTTCCGCCCCCAACTAACGATCCGCCCACAGTAGGAATAGCATTACTTGCCCTCCAAATGTCAAATGTTATTGTGGCTCCCGCACCAGAGTTGCCTGTTAGGATTGACCACGTGTTGATCGTACAGGCATATGGGACTCTGACGTAGCCCTTCACCCCGGCAGTAATAACGCCTCCGGATCCATCGACGGTCACACCAAGGGAGAACGTACCAGAAAGGCTAGGAACGCTTGCGGTCTTCCATTGCTTAGGAGTAACCGTGTTGTCATACCACAGCGTGTCTTTGTTAGCCGGAGTCTGCGCCTGTACGTTGTGAAGCTCATCCAACTCGAATCCGTTCTGAATGCGGACGTACATACGACCTCCCGTCCCGTTGCTTGCCTTCACGCAAATACCAAGGTACACAAGGTGGTTGGGTGCGTACTGCTTAACTCTTGTTACGGCCCCCGCAGTTGTAGAGCTGAGGTAAACAGGCTCTCCATCGCTCCAGTTCTCACCACCTCCAGAGGTAGGGAACAAGCCAACGTCAACCAGTTCGCCCTGGATGATGATGATACCCTTTTGGTTCGCCCCGATGGACGAAGAGTACACGATACCCACTGTTTGAGCAGATGTAGAGTCCCCTGTAGCAAGGGCCTTCTTCACGGTCAGTCGGTCACCTGTTCCGCCAAAGGCAAAAACAGCCATACCCTTTGTAATTGCAGTTGTTTCTGCGTTGGTCACGTAGGCAAACAAGCTATTGGGAGAGGTTCCGATGCACTGGAATCCTGGGAGAGATGAGTTGTATACACACAGCATCTGTGCGCCAGCCCAAATGTCCCCGCCGATCAACAGCCCGTCACTACTGCTGTACATATTAGCGGCTCCTATGCCGTTGACGTTCAAAGTTGAGCCGCCTGTGTTTCCGTTTGTAAACCGAACAAGGTATGCGTCACCGTCTGTATAAGTAGAAGCCGTACCTGCGCTTACGGCATAAGTGTCCGTTCCGGTTGCAACACCAAATGGAATGCCGCCGCCTCCAGGAGCGTCTTGCCATTCTGCTTCCCCGGTAGTAGCATTTTGTAAGGTCAACACTTGCCCCACAGTCGCTGCTGCGGCTGCTACGTCTGGAGTTTTTACATACAATCCGGTAGCGTTCGCGCCAAACTGAATCGTCTGTGTGGGGGTGAGATAACCAAGCCTTGACTGTGTGTCTGTGAATTCAGCAAATGAAGCAGAGCCACTACCGTTTACTCCACAACCGATATTCGCAATAGTAGGCTGTAGTGCGAAACTAGATGTCGTTGTTCCGTCGT